CACCCAGTGGGATTTAAGAACTATCGTAGACCACATAAATTCAACCCCAAGAGAAAGCCTTGGTGGTCGAACACCGTATGATGTAGCACTTGAAAACTATGGTATAGACATCTTAAAAGCACTTCAGCTTAGGCCGATTCCACCCGATGAGGTCAATCTGACGCCTAAGCTGATACGCTTTAACCACTAACTTAGCATAAAAATCTGCTGTCAGGCTGGAACTTAACAATTCACATTTTTTGAATGCGGCCTGTGGAATTTAGTTTCGCACAGAAACTATCCAGAGGCTTGTTTGCCATGCCTGAAAGTAAGATGTTTTATGGAAAGTTAATCTAATTATAGCAGTTTTATAAGGATTTAGCCTCCCACAATTCTAAAAAATCAAAGAATTTTAAAGCGTGGTGGAATTTACCCCTGCACTGGAATTTACTTTTTCAAGTCAGCAGAAGCAATGGAAGCAATTAAAAACGCAATCATGGAGAGCTACGAAGCAGCAGAGGAATATTACACATATGACAACAAGGAAGCAAAGACAGACTACAACGACATATGCAAAGACATTTTAACGGCTTTTGAGAACGAGAAAGTTAAATATGATTGTCAGTATAGAGCCGGAAGAATTAGTAAATATTCTTTGTTTTGCGACTGGATGGCAGGACTTCCTACAGCTTTCCCTATTTCTGATGATATTTTTCTTGGCTCTGCCGTTGATTGGCTTGCTGATATTTTAGACGAGACAGAAGAGGAAAAAGGCAGATATACAGAGGATAAGGCAGAAGCGACAGCATGTAATCTGCTTTACAGAGAGCTTACAAAACACGCTGCAAAAGCAAAATAATTAATTAGCAAGGTTGGCGCTTCCGGGGTTCGATTCCCCGGCTTGCTTTTACCGGAATAACCGGGAAATTTTGAAAATATGGAGGAATTGAAAAATGAGAAAAGAAAAATTTGAGTTATTTCTAGGGTGCCTTGGAAATGGCGTTACTGTATGTAATAAAGCAGTCGAGGAAAACGGCGATTATAAGATAATCGCACATATTGCTGAATGTGGAAAAATTACATGGTATGTAAACCCATCTACATACGTTCCGGGCGATGCACTTTTAAGAATTGAACATTGTGCAGATGTTCAGCGCGAAGAATGGGAGAAATGGTTAGACTCTATGCCGGAGACGCAAAGATATGAAAAGTTATTGGATGCGGTTCCAACAAACATTATGCTTTATGCTATGGACTTAGGCGGCGGACTCGGCCGGAAAATCAATTATTTAAAGCAAGTTTGCTATGAAAAATCATATTTTTAAAATAGCCGCCGCAGAGAATGCGCGCCGGACCGATACCGGCGGCGGTTTTATAAAATTGAAAAGGAGAAAGAAAAAATGCATGAAAATAACTATGTTTTGCACACAAAAAACGGCGTTGTGCTTGTGACAGAATCGCAAGCAATTAACAACGCGCTAGATCAAGAAAAAAGCGGCGTTATTCCGCACTACTCATTCCGGGATTATAAGACTGGGGAAAAACTTACACCGCCCGGATGGATTGTATGGTCAACTTTTGCGGATGGTTGCGGTGTTGTTTACCGCAGATATGATGGAAAAATGATTGTAACAACAGGATTCCAAGGGGATTTTGTTGTAATTTAGGGCGGTACAAATCCGCCCTTCTTCGCGTGTCTGGTGGCGTTGCGTACCGGTTCGATTCCGGCGGCGTGGGTTCCGTGAGTACTGGTACTCACGCGCACATTGACAAGCAAACATGATATAAGGAGGTATAAAGCCTATGATCTACGACATTAAAGCGGATTTTAACGGGCAAGCTGTGCACCGCGTGGCGTATGGAGATTTACAAGCGCGGCTGATCGTAAACCAATTATCGCGTGACGGATGCAAAAATATCTGCATGAGTGAACGCGGAACGTCTGGAGGTGGGAAAGATGGGAAAATATGAGTATATCGGAAAAAGGGAAATCATGCGCCGGGTGTCTGCCCTTGGTTATCTGGAAATATCCGGCAAAACGTGCGGCTACTCGAAGTTCGAGGGTGTGGAATGGGTGGAGTCTGCAAAAACCAAAATAACCGTCCAACGTGGCGGTGACTGGATGCAGATCACGCAAAGACCGGAAAACATAACACACACTTACAGCCGGTACGATGGGAAAAGCTATCTTGACAAGTGGTAAAATGCGGTTTATGCTAGACTATAACTATAGCCGGGCAGGCGTCTTCTGGCGTTTGCCTGTGATCGGCAATATCATCAAATATCATCAATGGATTATCTATATATGGCATAGCATATAGTGTATTTGTGTTATTTGCGGGATATCGCAGATAATTGCATGTTTGTTACACGTTTTTGAGAATCCGTGAAAATGGAATCTTGACCCCAAAAACGCTACCCCAGGGGGGTACAAAAAAATTACGAAATATTTTTTGGGGCGCTGGAAAAATTTTCTTTCATCAAAAACCCGCCAGTTAGGCGGGTTTTCTTATTTCTTCTCTTTCATTACAATTTCTAAATCAAGCCCCAATGCATCCGCAATCTGCCGCATTTCCTTTTCTGAAAAGTTGTCACGTTTCATTTTTTGCGAAAGATTTTGTGAGCTGGTGTCAATAAGTCTTGCTAGATCGGTCACTCTTAATTCCTTTTCAATAAGCGTATGTTTTACGATTTTTGCAAACAATGTACCGCCTCCTCTCTCTTGACGTGTTTCAATAATATCATAAATAAATTTATTATTCAATTATTTAATTACAAACAATACTTGACAATCACAAAATAAACCGTATAATGTAATTAAAGAGTTACAACAGTAATTGATAAGTTACAGAAAGGGGCACAAATATGGCACAAATAGAACAAACCATCACTACTTTAGAGATTGCAGAAATGATGGAAATGCGTCACGACAGAGTTTTAAGAAAATTGGAAGGACAGGATGTAAGGGGAAAACATACTGCAGGAATCATTGAAATTTTGACTCACCACAATTTAGGTGCGAGTGATTATTTCATTCCATCTACCTACAAAGATGAATCCGGAAAAGAAAACAAGTGCTACAAAGTAACCAAGTTAGGATGTGATTTTCTTGCAAACAAATTCAACGGAGAAAAAGGCATCGTATTTACTGCCCGATACGTGAAACGTTTTACCGATATGGAGAAAGCCATAAAGAAACCACAGGCGGCATTGCCGAAAAATGATGACCTATTTGCAGATTGTTACATTTCAAAACAGCAATTGGACGCATCACGCGGAGCGTGGTTCAGAAAAAATAATTGGAAATTAAAAATTATCATGGAACAGTTTGGGTGGACGAGAAAATTTTTATATCACAAGATTCTCGTGGAGCTATCTGACATTTACGACTTAGAACTTGAAGAAAAGTTCTATGTACAGAGGTTTGGCTATAGGCCAGAGTACAAATTGGATTTGTTGGATGGCAGTAAAAGCCTTGCCAGACTTGCGACAGGATATATCAACTATTTATTAACAGAAGAAGGAGACTACTAAAATGGAAGAATTATTAAAAATTGCTTATGAAAACTTTTTAGACACAAACGATGTAAACAATTCAAAGAGTGTAAGAATTATCAATTCTGCTTGCTACAAGATGTATGATTCGGTTGACAGCCTTAAGGATGTGTTGAGCGAAAAACTGTATAACGACATTAGCGATAAGATAAGGGATGGTGTTTGCGACATTCAAGAAGCGGCTTTTATTGCTGGATTCGCGTGTTGCGCAAAGTTCGTTACCAAACGAATAATATATTTATCCGGCGGCGATTCAAACCGCCGGATTTATTTTTGCCCTAGCGCAACGATGTTTTCTTTCGTAAAAATCAAAGACCGCGCCGCATAATCACTTTTACTTAACTCTTCTATCAGCTTTTCCCTAGTCATTTCCGGATTCGTCCGGTGCACGTACTGTAAGAGTTCTGAAATTTTATCCATTATGCAACAACCTCCATAAATTCAATCAATAGTCTGTCTGCTATTTCAAATACTTCTCTTCCGTATGTAGCCAAGAAGTCCGCTACAATTTCCTCGGTATCAATATCCATGTATACATTATACGAAAGACAGAACGCGTGACATAATTCGTGACATAACACACGGTCAAGGAATTTCCCGCGTAAATCATCCGCAAGATATATCGTTTTCGTGTCCCTGTCGGTCATGCCTACCGTTCTGCTTCCGTCACTTCTCTGTAGCATATCGCTGTAACGCGATACTTTGACCAAATTCCACATTTCATTGTTTATCGTGAACAATTTACCACCTCGCAAACAAAGAGGGCAAAATGCCCTCTCTATTACATTTTCGTGACAAGCGTAGTCAGCTTTGTCTTGGTTAACTGTTTCTCTTCTGGGGACATACCGGAAAACAGTTCTGTCACATCTTCCGAAAGAGATTTCATGTACTTTTCAAGTTCTTTCATCTTTGCGTCCTTATCTTCCGGTGAATTTCCGTTATGCATTTCCTTTGTCTCCATGTAGCTTCTCCGGCTCATACCGGCTCTGCCCTCTCTTGCATCGTGAGTACCGGTACTCATGCCGTTATTTCCGCTCATAGGCTCTGAATAATACATCTTTCCCATACTCATTCTGTCAAGGTCTCTCATTCGCTCTGCATCCGACATATTTTCCCATTCCCGGTAATCTTCCGGCATCTGATGATAATATGGAGGTTCTACATATCCTCTGCGTGTTCCACGTCCTTTCGGTGCGAATCTGCCATTTGCATAGCGGTAATGGTCGTAAAATCTTCTGTCTGGATAATCCTCGTACTGTTCAAGCATACGCATAATATCCTCGTTATTTTCAGACTTTTTCATTGCTTCAACAATGTTATAGTCTTTGTCAAAGCATACGATGTTCTTTGCAATTTCCGTCCAATCCTTGAGATCATCAAGGTTTTGTCCTTCAAAATTCTCGATTCCGATTCCGTCAACGTGGGCTTTCACGCAATCCATAATCTGTTTCGCAAACTTATGCATAATATCAAGCCTCCCTTACTGCAATCAAATTACTGTTCTGAACCTCGATAGCCTGTGTGGACGTATTCTGCACGGCTACGGTACTGCAACAACCGCATGGCACATCAACATATGCTTGTGCTGATACATTAAAGAAATTCTCAACTGCCGCAGGGGTCACGATCATCTTTGTTGACTGTAAAGGCTCTCCGTCTACTGCAATGGCAAGCGAAATCTCTCCAACTGTGCCGCCTGTCGGAATCTGAATGTTGCCGGAATACGATACCAAAAATCTAGCTTTGCACTGATTGGTGATACCTCTTAGCTTGATAATTCCACTTCCCTGTCTGTGTACGATACATTTTGTTCCGTTCACTGCTGTTTCTGTGAACGCAACATCTTCTCCAGCAGCAACGGTTTGTAATGCAATTCCTGTTACTTCCATTATTTTTACCTCTCTTCCATAAAAATAAGGGCAAACATTACAGTCTGCCCTTTGATTCAAAAGTAATACTGCATAGCAGACATGATCGAGTTAAACTCAATTAAGATACTCAATTATTTAGTTTTAGCAGCCACATCCTGTGTTGCATCCGCATCCATATGCATAAGCATTTGGGTTAGGTACAACATATGCCGGAATAGCAGACGGATTTACTGCATTGATAATCTGCTGCGTCTGAGCTGCCATCTGAGTTGTAAGCAGTGCGCTCTGACGATCCTGTGAAGCTGCTCTGCGAAGGTCGTTATTTTCTGCCTGTAAGCTAGAAATTTTCTCATTGCAGAGATAATCAAGAATAGCGCGTGTTCCTGCATTCTGACTGTCGATAATGTCTCTCGTGTTGCTGTTCATGGTGTTCTGCAACGCGCAAGTGTTAGTTGCCATGTTGTAGTTTACGCCTTGGATAGCTTCTCTTGTTTCACAGCAGCAGTTAGCAAGCTGCGCCTGTAATGCGTTTGTATTCTGCATATTAGCGACTGTATCAGCGTTGATAGCCTGCTGAATGCCGAATCCGGTCTGCAAAATGTTTGTGTTGATGCCATTCATGCCGGTTTGCACTGCATAGAATCCGTCACAAAGTCCGTTTGTAATGCCATCAAGTTTTGACACAACCGCCTGATTATCAAATCCGCGCTGGATTTCGCTTCCGACACCACCATTCATTCCGTTTCCTCCGAATCCGTTACCGAATCCACCCCATCCGAAAATAGCGAAGATAACGATAATGAACCATAACCATGAGCCTTCTGCGCCCCATCCATTGTTATTTCCGTTTCCGTCAATGTTCGCAACAAGCGGAACGGATGCACAATTACCTGTGTTAAACATAGAATTTACCTCCATAATTCATTTTTTATATACATAATCTTGCAAGAATTAGTATCACATTCCTAATTGACTTTTAAACGATTCAAAAGCCTTGTCTGCGTCAATTCCCTTTTCTTTGCACAAATTCCTAGCCATCTGCTCAATGCCCTTGGAATCTCCCTTTTGTGCCATCTGCATAGCATTTCTAGCCATAGGGTTGTTCATTACGCTTTTATTCCCCATCATTTGTTGTAAAAACTGCTGTGGGTTTTTCATTCCCTGTAACATCTGCATAGGATTCATTAAGACTCACTCTCCTTTTGTGTTCGTGAAGATTTTCTTTGCGCTTGCGAAGATAACTTATCTTCCAACTCTTCCATTTTGCCAAACAAACAATCCAATTTGTCAGTAATAGCCTTTGTCGCATCATCAGACAGCCCTATTTCAATTCTTTTATCATCACTCGAAGAATCTGCCATCTGCTCATTAAAAGGCTTGTAAACGGTCTTTCTGATTGTTCCGTTGGCATCCCATTGTTTTGCTACGATTGCGCTCATGTCCTGCATTGGGAAAAACGCAACGCTTCCATCCATAGGCACATCATTTGCCATGATTGCCGATTCCGACTGCACTACTTTTCCTTGGATTCCAAGAAACTGTGGTTGCATCTGCGGAATCTGTGGCTCTGGTTGCTGAAACCTCTGCATTGGGTTGTACTGATAAGCGGCATAGCTTGGGTTTGGGTTAAATGCCATATTCTGATTTTGCATCTGATACATTCTCTTCCTCCAATACTTCCTTGATTGCGTGAATCATCGCTGACTGATACACAAGCGGAACCTTTGACACATCTTCTCTTGTTAAGATTTTTTCAAGAATTTCATCCGTAAATAACATTCCGCATCCCTCCTATGCTTATATTTTTGCATAAAAAAATACGGTTCTTCCGCAAAAAATAAGCAGAAAAACCGCATAAAAAAAGACGCTCAATGCGTCCAAACTTCCATAGTAATCATATTCAATTAACTTTTAGCACTTGTACAAGAAACTCCTTTCTTTAGTATAATCAAGGCTTCCGAGCCTTTTTTGATTACCTTTTGATTACTTTTTGATTACTCTCTTTCCCCTAATCTATAGAAAACCTTGATTTTATGCGGTTTTCTGAAAGCCAATAAGGGGACTCGAACCCTTGCACAAAGCATCAACTTTTCAGTGTTTATGCGGCTTGTAGCGTTTTTACTTTGATTACTTTTGATTACTTTTTTCAAAATAGTAATCAAACGACTAACTTGTTCGTGCTTTGAAGTCTGGTATACTACTTAAAATATCTGACTTTTTCTCGATAGATCTGCGGTTTCTGTGGTAATGTTCCTCTGTAGTTCCTAGGCTTGCGTGCCCCATCTGACCAAGGATCAACCGCTCGTCAATATTGTTGTCAAGAAGGATGGTTCCGTATGTCTTTCGGATCTTATGTGGAGACTTTCGATAGATTCCTAACTTATCGCACAATCTCTGTAATCGCATTCTTACACAATTCGCATTCAAGCGCTCTCCATTTTCTTTAATGAACACAAATTCTTCAAATGGATTCGTTTTTCTGATCCTATCACACAACCACTCGTAGTCCTTTGGGATGATAATTGTTCTCGCCCCAGCTCTCGTCTTTGGGAAATCCTTTATCGCAACCGTATATTTTGCATCATCCTCTCCACGATACCTTGTTTCGGTTCGCCGAACCTTGACCGTATTACCGTCAAAATCATCATGTTTTAGGCACACAACCTCTCCGATTCTCATTCCGGTCACGAACATTAGAAGTATTGCTATGTTTGATAAATCAAGGTTGCATTCCAAATATTTAATCATAATATCAGTTTCATTCTCGTCAAAAACCTCTTCGTAATCTTCCTTGATCGTTCGTTTGAAATCGGAATCAGATGTATCAAGCTCCTCAAACAATTCTTCAACATTAAAATCAATCAACTTCCGCTTTTTGGCTCGTTTCAGAAACCCTTTGGTTATCCCTTTTAGTCCGGAAAACGCCTTTGCCGTCAAGTTAAACTTCGGAATCTGTTCTTCTAGGAAATCTCCCCATTCATCTTCCGATATTGATTTTATGTGCCTTTTACCCATTTGTTTAAAGTGCCTTTGATAAAAGTTGCGATTCCTTTGGTGCGTTGCATTTCCAATCTTGTTCAGTGCCAACCGCCTGTCGTTCCACTCTTCAAACACTTCATCAATGGTTGGATTTTCTTCTTGAATCTGTAAATAATCGATAACCTCATTTTCAATATCGACCCTATCTTTTTTCTTAAGTAGCTTTCTCCCTTTCTCCTTGCATGGAATATAGGTTCTCCAATACCCATCTTTCCCTTCCCATATATCATATGGGTGTTTCTTTAGTATCTTTTCTCTTTTGTTCATTTCAACTTGTTCTTGCACAAGTGCTATGTCGAGGATACCACTATCAACGGCATATTTCAACAGTTCTTTTTCATCCAATCAAATACCCCCGTTCTTTCTATTTTATCTTTTATATCTCTCACTCTGTACTCTATCGTTCTTAGTGATAGATTTTCTTTTGTGGATATTTGCTTTTGTGAAAAACCACGGCAGAGAAGAGAGAAAATTCTCTCCTCTTCTTCCGTGAAATTGGCATTTTCTTTGATTTGTTCAAGTTCTGGCTTAATGAATTTTGTAAATTTCATAAGCCATTTCTCCTTATTTTATTGGTTGATATTTATATGTTTTCAATATTAAAAACATAAGAATAATTGATAAAATCTATAAAACTATTGTTGACTCCATATTTCCTTATCAAGAATATATTGTCTGATAAATCTATCTGCGTATTGTGGATGTATCATTGACCTTGCTGTTTTTGCATTTTCTGCCCCTGTTTTTGCATAATGCTCTTTTTTCATTGTTCTTATAGCGTCCTTACATTCGACAGCGTTATAACTAATTGGCTCAAAAATAAGATTGTTCTGTGGCTCGCAATTCAAAAACCAATATTGCGTAGGCTTTTTAAAGTAATCTCCGCTATCTCTCCTGTCTCTATCAATTACTGCCGGGGAATAACACCAATACGGCCTTAAAAAATGCTCTTCTGAATAAGGGTTCTCCATTACCAGCTTTAATCCTTTTCTCATGCAAATAATAAACAATTTGTTTACCAAATCATACATAAGTGAAACTTCTTTAAGCAAATTCATATCAAATTCGCATTTTTCTTCCAAAGACCATTTTCTCTGACTTGTCGACTGCCCTCTGAACCACAGCATTATCTGATTTTCAAACCTTATGCAAGGGAAAAATGCAAATATCAAATCATCAAGACTTATCTTATCAAACAAACTCGGCTCACCTTGATACCCCCTATCAATCTCTTCGAAAAGGTCAGTAACATAGTCGGTTTCGTTAAATTCATTCTGAATATCATAGTCGTAGGCTTCAATTCCATACTTCTTGAAAGCGTTCTTGAATGTTCCTGACTGTTCAAATAAACAATGTACTTTCATTCTAAATCTACCAAAAGGAAACCTCGGTTTTATGTGCGCACAACCTATTCCTTTCTTTGATTTTCGGTTAGTTGTTATATCTTTTTCTTAATGTATTCTGCACCTTATCCATTCCCTTAATTCCACCGACAATAAAAGCTATTTCTGCTCTATTTTCTGTCGCTTTTGTTTCTGCTTCCATGTCGTGCAGTCCGTATTCAGTCTGAATAATTTCATTTGCAGTAATTCTTTTTAATATTTCTTCACATTTCTTCTTGCTTAAAATCTTCACTTTGAATCACCCACTTTCGTATCATCAACAACCTTGATTTTTCTGCCACAAGCATTACAGTAAATATCAATTCCTGTCGCATAATTAATCCTCATTTTCCCGCACTCTGTGGCATAAATTGGGAAACCATGGGGCGTGTGAGTAACATACCATTTGCATTGTTCCTCTTTCTTATCATTGTTCACTCTGTATCACCTACTTTCAATAAATCCACAAACCTTTAAGTTGCAACCTCGGTTTACCGAGGATTCGTTATTCCTTTCTTTCTTCTAAAATTTCATCCAAGCAGGCATTGTACCCTGCATTCATCAATGTCTGGTTGCTTTCGCTCTCTGTACCAATCGTGCGTTTATGCTCTGGCAATTCTCGGAGCGGACACCAATCCGGCTTCTTTCCGTTTGGTACAAATTTTCCTGTCGCGCAGCACAGGTATTCGTCATCATTCTCTGTCTCATAGCACAATGTGCATTTCTGGCACACCTGTTCCGGCATATCCATAACCAATACTGCTTTAGCCATACCATCACCCTTTCTTTTTCTTTTTAGGCTTAAACTTAAAAACATCATTTTTCTGACGGCTTACCATGCTACGATAGCCGTTCATTTTACTGGCTCTGCTTTTACTCATACCTCACACTCCTTCCGGTTTCTCACACCGCTCAAATTCGATCACCCATACCCAAGGATTCGCATCCCAACCGTAGCGGTCAATGTCGGATTTCTTTACGGTTGAATCCCATAGGGTTTCAAACTTCTCTAAGCTAAAATCATGTTTTCTATTTAAAGTTTCTCCATCTGTCACAGCACTTGTTTCAATATTTATACCCTCTCTGTGGCATCCATCCACCGTGATTTCCTGCAGCCGCTCTACTCTCACATTTGTAACTTTAAGCCAGATACGCGCGGCTTCTTTTGGCATACATACCGGCGATTTCCACGGCTCATTTGCATCCTCTGAGTTAGCGATACTTGCTTTGTATCCGTAAAATTCTGCTAAATGACAACTTTCGCCTTTGCCTACTCGTTTGATGTACTTATGCCATGTTTCTCGAACATACAAGATATCTCCAGGCTGATACATTGCAATTTCTGAAAAAGTCCTTGCATATTCTCCTGTAGGCTGAGGCTTCATTATACGTCGCATACATTTTTTTCTTCCATCCAGCAACGCCGGGATCAGATCAGCAGCAATAAAAATTGACTTACTCTTCATCTGTTCCACCGCCTTTCACAATCTCGATTGCCTTATTAAACCACTTAACATCAGCGTTCATATTCTCATATAGCATATAAGCCTTAGTTTCTTCCAACTGCTCCACAACCTTGTCCACATCGTAAGCAGTCGGCTGTGCATCAATCTTTTGTGCCAACGCATAGAACATATCCTCACTGTTCCTCTGTGTAAGAAGAATATCCATGAACCATTGTTGGTATAACTCTTTTTTAATTCATCTGCTTCAATCAGTTTCATCGCTTTCCATCTCCTTTTTTCAAATAATCAAAAATCTCATGTCCAATCATTGCTACAACTGACAGAATGCAAAAAAGATTAACTCCAAATTCTGTTAGAATATCTAACCTAATGGCTATAAGTATTAGCAGAAAGAAATTTATGTACGATTGAAAAATCATTCTTCATCACTCCAATCCAACTTGCAACCGCACTTACTACAGTAATTTGGCGCATTGTTGTTATTCATTATCCCTATATCGTGACTGACTTTAATTTTGTTTCCGCATTCACAATGGAATATAGAAAGAGTATCACTAAGGTTATGGTTAAATATAGGTTTCTTCGCCGTCTGCTTAACCGCCGCCGCCCCGCATTCCTCCAGTGTGCCGATTACACGGTACTGTTGTACTTCTTCAAGTGCCTTGATTGCTACTCTAGTAGCTTTCGCAACCCTGCATCCCCCATATTCACAATTAAGCGGGCTGTCTGTGCCTTGTGCGCATTCATAACAACTGTCTTTCTTCAATATCTTAATTGCTTCACTCTCCGTCATATTATCCCTCGCTTTCCAATAACTCCGGATTGTCAAAGATGTTGCCGATAACTTCATATTCAGTATCATATTCAAGTCTGTGCTTATAATATTTTTCGTTAGGAATTGTATATATAATTTCAAAATCCCTAAATGTTATAAGCGTATTCACCTTGCTATTATTTATTTTTACAACATCATTCTCCCAAATCAGCTTGCCATTCTTGTCTTTCAGCCCTGTGCATTAGCAGATTGTATTAGTTAAAATAGTTACATTATGTGGGATTCCTTCCATTACATTCCACTCCAACCATTTTCCACTATCTTTTTCTTTGCCTTTGAATAAATATCTATCTTCCATGCTCTCTCCTTTCTAATTCCTCTAGAATTTTCTCAGCTTTAATAATGTGTTCGCAACATCTTTCATATAATAAATTCATTATCGAAAAATAAAATTTTATTACTGCAAGATGAAACTCAAATCTAACTTTATTCATTTTTACCCCTCTATTCCGCTTCTGATTGAAGCCAATCAAGTTTACATTTACTGCAATCATAATCATGCCAACCATGAACACACTCATCGTACGGGTCTTTCATGTATGGACAAGGCATCACCTCTGCTAACTCTCCATCTGACATATTCCTTATCCTGTCGGCATGGGTCGCTTTCGCATCAACAAGTTCAAAACACTCATCACGCCATTTCAATACATTATCAATATTGAATGAACTGTAACCTACATGGTAATAATCTTCGCCGACTTTTTTGTACTTGATTTCGTAATATGGATTGTTGTCTATCATCCTTACGATAATTTCCAGAGATGTAACTTTGTTTTTTGTATCATCATTTTCTGAAACTTTACTGTCACATCCGCAACAAGACTCATTATCTCTTGAATTGCTGTTACGCTGACAGTTGCAAGTATTCTTTTCTTCACTATCATCAAATGCCTTTAAAAACATTTCAGCAATTTCTTTCTCGTATCTGCCACACATACCTTTGCAATCAATATCCGCAATAACCCTTGAAAAGAAATCTTTAAATTTGTCAACAATATAATCTCCTTTGAAATCGTTAGGTATGTCAATTACTACTTTCATTTTCTCCACCTCTCAATTCTTTCAGTTTTGCTTCGGCTTCGGATTTTGTGAGGAATACGGTTTTTCCGAATTCCATTACATCAATTTGACCAGATAAAGTCCTATCGTTTGATTCATAATCGCAAAACAGCGTAGTTTCTCCATCTTTAAAACAATCCAAATGGAAATCCTTAACTGTAAACTTGTCTACATCTTTTCCAAATCCTGCAAAATCAAGGAAAATTTTATCTCCCACCTTACAAGGCAACTTGATAAGTCTGCCCTGTTCCTCTAAGTCCTCGTAATCTCCTAGCTTGGTTAATATTTTATTGTAATTCGCTTTTGAATACTCATTATCTACAATGTCTACAGGGTCAAATGTGTCATAGACTTTATCCGCCCATTTTACTGTTAATCTCTCCATGACTATCCCTCACTTTCTGCCAGCTTTGCCATTTTCCAATCGCTTATATCGCCACTTCCGCGCGCACTCCAAGATGTTGCTCCGTATCCCCATGCGTACACTATTCCGTTCTCGTATTTTGCAAAATATCTTTTTTCCCACGAATTTTTTTCGCTATTTCTTACCAAAATCGGCGTATCGACTGCTACCTTACTCCAATCAACAGGAGGCTCAACATACTCTAAATTAAGCCATTCGCAGAAATTATACGTACTACCTTTGCACGAATCTGATTCATAAAAATAACACTCTTCACATTCAGTTTCTTCGCAAATTGCAGGCTCTCCATTTTTTAATCCAAACATTCCTGTGTTTACCGCAAGTTCTATAATCTTATTTCCGTATTTTTCTTTATTCGTCATATTAAACCTCCAAATCACACACAAACTTAATCTCTTCCGCTAAACTCTCAGCTATCATCGGAACAGTCAACTGAAACTGCTTGTAATTAGCTAACGTATCAATATAGTCGATGAATTTGTCCGAGAAATACTGCAACTGTTTCGCTGTTATCTTAAACTCCTTTTTCAGAATCGTAAGTGTCAGTGCAAAATAGTTAAACAACGATGCGCTGGAAAGCCTGTATGCTTCACGCTCGATGCAAAAACCTTTCTTTGCATACATATTCATTAACTGTCTCTGTGGAATTTTTCTGATTTCCTCTTTGATGTCGATTCCGTATTTACTTTTCAGGTAAACAGCCAAGTCCTTGCCATTCTTTCCACCGGACGATGCTTCATCTAAGTAAGATTTCAAAAAATCCTGCAACCGGATGATTCTTGTCTGTCCGAATCCGAATTTGTCATGCAGAATTATGTACCCAATCACGACAAAATCTTTGTATGATTTTGATATAACCTTATCAGCATTTCTCTTTTCAAAATCATTTCGCCCGATAGTCCGCATCTCCTGTTTGGTGTAAAATGTTGGCTTTTTATTCCGTCTCAACGCATTGCTCATTTCTTTGATTTCTCCTTTCTGTATGTGATTTCCAACCATGCAAAATGACTCAATACAAGCTGTCTTGCACGCTCTTCAATCTCCATGCCTTTGTATTTGTTTATCAATGATTCTCCGGCTTTTACAACTTCATCCCACCAAGAATCAGTGCTGTCCGGAGAATAGTATTTCTGAATGAATTGCCAATAATCCATAAATACTTGCCATTCTTCCGAACCCTTTTCAATCTTTGCACTTGCCATAGCCACTACCCCTAAAACGGACAATCGCCATTGTATGGCTTAAATCCGTCCCCACGTTCTTTCTTTTTTATTTCCGCAACAACATCATCAAACGGTTTTTCGATTTCAACAAACTTCATGTGATCTCCATCAAACTCCATTGCTTCACGCATTGTCATTCCCTGCCTGTTCTTCTCGATTTTTACACCCTTGGCTCCCTTGTCATTGTCTGACAGATTCCACAGCATAATTATGTTTGACGCATCCTGTTCGATTGCCCCGGATTCCCTCAACTCTGCCATGGTAGGTTCTTTTGTGTCTCTGCTTTCGGAAGCTCTTGTTATCTGTGAAAGTGCTATTACATGTGTATTTAAGTCTCTTGCAACCGATTTTAAACCTCTTGAAATTGATGCTACTTCTTCATTTCTTCCAGAATATCTGTTATCCGGCATAAGCAATTGTAGATAGTCAACAACGATAACGTCAAAGTTTTGGTGTCTGCATTCTGACTTTATCTCTCTCGGGGATACAGTCCCGGATGCAATCCATAATTGATAATCGCTCATCTCTTCATTTGCTTGGTTAAATTTTTCCTGTTCATCACCGAGAAACGCTTTTGCCCTTCTGATTCTCGTTAAGCCGATTTCCGCAAGTCTTGAAATAAATCGTTCATATACCTGTTTATCGCTCATCTCCAAATTGAAATATGCGACCTTAAGTCCCCTTTTTGCCATATTTCCAATAATCTGCGTTGTGAGTGCGGATTTTCCGACTGCCGGTCTTGCAGCAATTACTGTTACATCACCTCGTTCAAGATCGCCAAGTGCATCATCAAGTTGCGATAACCCGATTTTTATACCGCCCTCTCCAACACTTTCGTTGAAATATTTGTCTTTATTCTCAACTGAAATCTGCTTAATTGGTTTTAACTTTACTTCCTTTCCCTCTTGCAAATGTTCAAGCCTTGTAAGAAGATCACAAATCGTATCATCAATATCACATGGTTTTAAGCTGGCTCTCTGGAACATGTCTTTAACTGTTCGCGCTTTGTATTCTTTCACAACCGCATCTGTATAGCTTTTAATCACTGCAGAAGTGATTGTGCCGGTAATACAAGTTTTCATCAATTCGCTAATCTGCTCTTGTGTGTATTTGTGGTTCTCAAGTGCCATTGATAAAGACATGGGGTCAATGCTTTCATTCCGGTCATACATGGCAAGCATTTCCTTGTATGTGTCCTGTGCGAAATCCGAACTAAACATTTCCGGTTTCAGTGTTCGCCAGATGCTATTTAGCACATCATTGTCAATCAGTACGCACCCGATCACTCCGAACTCCGCTTCTGTCAACTGTCATCACCTCGTTTCTCTGCAATCTGCAACCAATAGTCGCAATCATTTTTCAGCCAATCAACATATTTTGGAATGTACCGAAAATCCGTATCGTCCGGATTCTTTTCTTGATAGTCACTCAAATATGCTTCTGTTGCTTTGTATAACAGCCGTGCAATGTCCGGTTGGTTCTCTTCGATAACTTCTAGCACTTTATCCATCCAAGCTGTTTTAGAGGCAGTGTACGCTGTTTTCTTGGGGTATATGCTAAAAGTCTTTTTCCATGCATCGTCAAAATCAAACAAATCTCCGGAATCGGGCGACAGCGAATTTTCTTTTATATTTTCTTTCTCTTTATCTTCTTCTTTTTCTTCTTCTTTATCTGAAACAGCGACGTCAGACGATTTATCGGGCGATTTTTGCTCAATTAGGTTCTTCTGCTTCTTTCTACGATTCTGCTGATATAGCCTGTCACGTTCCTTTTTCTTCTCATAAGCGTCAAGCGTTTGATGCTTATTCCAATTCGGAATCGTTATCACGTTGTCAACAACTTCAATCATTCCAAACTCTTCAAATGTCTTAAGCGCAAGCCTTACCGTGTTCAAATCTCTGCGAAAAATGGTGGCAAGCATTTCATCCGTGAACGGCAGCTTGTTGCTCATCATAAACACGCCGTTGTTATTCTGTTTTCCGGCAAGAATAAGAAGTTTGAACCAAATCGTAATGATGCTATCCGCACTCGGCATACTCTCAATCAGCAGAATCTTTTCATCATCAAAAACATCTGTTGTGATCTTAATCCACTTGACTTCTGCCATTTAATCACTCTCCTCATATGTATTTTCAGAAATCAAAGTCATAAACTTCTCATACTGTTTTTCAGAAACTTTGTTACCCTGTTTCTCCGGCTTTAAACGGATTTCAAGGTGCTTTTCAGCGATATGCGATAATTCCTTGGCAAGAGTCTTTTTGCCTTGCTTAATGCCGTCATAATAGCCTTTTGCCGGACGGTAATCATCAATCTTAGCTTTGCCCTCGCCCTGTGATCCACTCGTCTTATTCCGAAGCTGATAGCCATTATTTGCACAAAATTTGACATAATACTGCTCACGCTCATCAAGTTTATCTATCGGGCAGTGTACTGATGCTACATTCCATCCATATGGATTATCCTCTGAATAAAGTCCATGAGACTTTAAGCTAAGGTCTATGTGCTGATACCCAGAAAGGTGTTGTGACAATCTGGTTAAAATGTGCTTTGCCTGCCCCACGTAGGCATATCTAAACCCATTTTCGTCCTGCCTTGTCAAAATATAGATTCCGCTTGATTCATCAAGCCTTGGATTCAATGCAAGCCATTTCTGCTTGTTTTTAGCTTCGATGGCTTTCGCCTGTCTAAATTTCTTATAATCCAACTCAATCACTTCCTCTCCAATGGCTTCATGCTCATTTGAGCCACAAAATTTCCGTAACTCATTCCGGAAGCGCGTGCCATATGATTCACAGCCTTGATTGCATCATCCTTTTTCTTTGGCTTTCTCAAGCGTTCTTTAACGTCAATGCTAATGCAGTCTTGGCAATCAAACTTATTTTCATCTATCGTCATAAACAGCCTTCCGCATTTCGGGCATATTCTTTTATACACAATTCTTCCAGCCTTTTTAAAATTTCTAAACTGCGCAGATCTTCTTGCACAGTCGGGTCTACAGTATTTCTGATCTGGTCGCTTCGGCTCAAATTCAGCCATACAGTATTCACATAATTTCAATTTTTACCTCCAATCTTTTGTAAGGGCTGTACGGTAAACGCACCGCCAAAACATGGCTTTCAATAAGCTTGTGATAACTATTATTCGCCAAACAAGATAGTTTCTTTTAGGCTTTCACCAAGGTGTTTCAACCAATCAGAACGGACAAAGGTTCATATCAACCTCTAACCCTTTTTCTGCAACATAAACATTTGATCCATATTCAATTGTTTCTTTCGTTCGTTGTAGGAATAACGCGGGATTTCCGCTTGTGTCCGATAAGTGTATTAAAACGACATTTCGTAAAGCTGGGTTGTCGTTCGTCTGAATAAATTTAAGTGCCGTATCAAGGCTCATATGACCTCGCAAACGGTGTTCGTAATTTGGCTCATTCCGGTCTACCAAGTCCATGCTGTAATTGGCTTCAACCATAATCTGCTCAACTTTCGTACCGGAAAAATCATACTTGCAATATTCCAAGTCGGTCAAGAATAACAGCTTGCCCATTTCCTCATGCTCGATTAAATAGCCATAACACTCGATTTCTGTATCATGCGGTACATTGAAGGGTGTTACTGTAAAACTGCCGATTTGCCTTGGTCTGCGCGGTGGAATGGCTATTGTACGCTCTCCTGTAATGGTTTCAAGTGCGGTCTGTGTTTCAAATGCCGTATAAACCGGAATGCCGGATTTCATAAAATCTTTTATGTATCGTGCATGGTCTCCATGTTCGTGGCTTACAATGCATCCGGAAATATTTGCTATTTTCCAATCAATCATTTTCTTAAAATCAAGAAATTTGCATCCTGCTTCGATTGCAAGAATCTCGCCACTGCTGCTGATTAAAGCGTAACTGTTGCCTGCCGATGATGAACCGCAACATCGCATAAGCATTTAAACCACCTCACTTTCCTTAATACTTAATATTCATATTTCCGTGTTCGTTTACCCAATCAATAGCTTCTGCGTATGTCACACCATTGTTTTTCAAGATGTAAAGTAGATTATGGAATTTAGGGTGTGTTTCTTTCAGCCTTAAAAATCTGCTTTCTTTCTCTAAGTGGCATCCGAATCCGCACAGTACACAGCCTGTTCTTTGGCATCCTGTTGTTTTCAGCAATGGTCTTTCTTTGTCAAAAATCCCAAAATCCGCAAATGACATCTGATTTTCGCATTGTCCCATAGCTTCATAATCTGTGACTACTTCACCATAAACGGAACATATCGCTCCACATTCTTTAAAAGGATAAAGTGCTGTTGCCCCTGTTGTGCGGTAAACAACTTTGTTTCCATATCTCATCACTTTTCTGTAATATGCGTCAGACGACATACTTCTTGCATTTTCTTTGATGTAAAGTAACACATCCTGTTCCGTCCAAAAGCTCATAGGGTTGCTATGCGGTCTTGTTACATTAAAAGCATTACAGCCGTCCTGTAGCCATTTCTGTGTACGCATAACGCTTTCACTTGCCATAGTCGCTATAATCGGCTTTCTGCCTGTTTTCTTTTCGTAATCGTGCGCAGGCTTTTTCTTCATAATGTCACAACATAAGTCACTTATTTCAAATGGTGCATCAAGAAAGAACTTATATTTTTCTTGATTAAACTGACTATAATTGCCTTTACTATCTGTAAGTTCTCCATTCAGTCTGCGTAACCTATATTCTGAACCGCTAGGGATAACACCCATCTGCAAACTCTTGTACTGTTCGTTCTGCTTGTTTATTCTCCTGTCTATTCCTAACAGGTCTGCCATATAGCAAGCATACGGAATTGTCTGCCTGTCTGTCTGTCTGTCTGTCTGTCTGTCTGTCTGTCTGTCTGTCTGTTAAGATTGTGTTGTTAGATTTTTGACTGTCAAGGTATTTAACATATTTTCTCGCACCGCTTACGCAATTTGACACTTCCTTGCTAATCATTGGAAAACCATACTGTTCACAAACCTTTGCAAATGAAATCTTTGGCTTCAAAATCACAAGGTTATCAAAAGTCTTGGCAAACTCCTTTAACTCTGGATATTGTGTCGGAACATCTACGAACACAAAAGGAATATTTTTATATCCGCAAACTTCTCTGATTATGTGTCCTAAAACTGTGCTATCCTTGCCACCGCTAAATGACAGATACACTCCATCTTCGCCAAATTCATTAACCCATTCATTTATTCTACGTGCAGTCATGCTTATTTTTGCAGAAAGCGGAAGTGACTGCATCTGATATAAGTCTGACATTGTATGTTTTCCCATACCCTACTCCAATTCTTCCTCTGTAGGAAACTGAAAATATTCTGATGTAGCTTTCTTAAACATTTCTTCGCTTAACACTTGGCAAACTTCCGTAAAGTATTTTGAATTGGCAGTATGATGATAAAATTCATTATTTTCATACGCAATTCTAAGCATTTCCATGGCTTTCTTTGCTTTTTCTTCGGTGGAATAATCTGCAACATCTACTGAATCATCATATCCACATATCTGCATCCTCACATAAACGCGCCCATTTATACATCCTTCATATACAGAAACCCAAGCGTTATCATACGGGAAATCCTTTGTCCCGTCCTGCGATATAACTCTCATAGAAAACCTCCTAATCTTTCATAAAGTCCGGCAAATTCTCGTCATTCTCTGCCGATTCAATAACTTCCGCTTCGACTGCTGCGCTTTCAACTTCTTTTGCTTCCGCATCTACAACAAAATCCTCTGAATTGGCGTTCTCGGCAATTTCTTCCTGCGTCTGCTGATAAGTTTCATCCATCTGCATAAGTGACTGTGTAGCCATAGCGTTAAGGTCTTTCGGATGCTTCTTGATTGCATTATTGCGCATCTTGCGAATAATCATAGCTTCGGAAGTTTCTCTCCATGCCGCGCTCATATAAGGTCTTGCCACTTCACAAGCAAGCATTTCTTCCAATGTCTTGCATCCGAGAAGTGCACTGATAATCTCGTCCTTTTTAGCCTTAATTTCAGCCTTTTGCTTGTCGGTTGCCTTGCGCTTATTCTCGCAAATTCCAAACGTTTCATTCAAAAGATTGTTGCGCACATGAGCCAAAAGGTTTCCTTTCACGCCTTCACGTTCCGCAATCATGTATTCAATCTTTCCACCGTCCATCTCGACTGGATAAACTACACGGATTACTTTCTGCGACAATCCTTTTTCTTCCCACTCCGGCGGCGTAACTTCAACACCTCTGTGCTTCGGATATGTAAATTCATCCCCTTCTTTCACAAGCCATACCGGATAGACCTTTTTAACACCAACACCGAAATTACGGAGAAGTGCATCGTTTCCGTCTCCCTCAATACCCATTTCAACCTCTTTATACCAATTTCCATTGGCATCCTGCTTATTTCTCAACTGGAAATAACACTCTCTTGGCACGGCATTTGCATTAAGTTTAAGGCTGGAAACCTGCCCGATAACCTGTCTCAAATTAGAACCATTCAGATTTTCCATAGCCGCCCTATTCGATGTAACAAGGTTGTAAATGGCACTCATAGATGCCATAACGCACTGTTTGGAATAATCATCAAAGGCAAGACCATGTTCTGCGAAATCACGCTCCATAAGTCCGGTATACTGATTTGCATAAAATGAAAGTCTTGTATTCATTTCCTGCTTAACTGCAACTTCCTGTTTCTTTGTTTCTGCCATAATTATTTATTCCTCGCTTTCTCCGGCAGCTACCGGTTCCTCATACTTCTTCACAACTGCCACCTTATCAGCACCGTAGGTATCCACCCACTTCATATCCACGGTTTCATCTGTAACCGTCAGCTTTGCACCTTTGGCATTTACAACCATATCGCCGGCTTTTACGGAATCCTCGGTGCGGTATGTATAACTTCTGGTGCTGTTTGGAAATTTTGCTTTGATATACTGCATCATTAGCCCTCCTTTTTCACATATCCATTTGACAAATTTTCAAGAATACGCAAAAGTCTTTCGTTGGTTTCTGTGACTTTTCTAAGTTCTCCTTCAAGGTAATATTTATTACTCATAAGTTCATCTACCTTTGTTCGCAAATCCGAGTTTTCAGCCTTCAATTTTTCAATATCATCCATGTACACGACCTCTCTTTCCTTTATTTCTCATATCTTTCTCGCAATACGGAAGAGAACAATGTCCGGCTCTTCCCCAGAACCCTTTACTTGCACTCTTCCAACGCTTGCACGACATACACCGTGCATCCGGCTGTATGATGTTGTTGCTTATTCCAACTCTTGACATTCGGCACCCTCGCTTTCTTTCAGTTCATCAAATAGCCAAAAGTGTTCTTTGTCTTGAATGCAGTTATAGTCAAACCACTGCTCGCAACTTATACTGTTCTGATGGAATCCAACCGCAATACAATTCGGTTCTTCATACAAACTTTCAAGCACATCTGCCTGCTCATTAAGATTTGTATTTCCCTCAAACTTGCGGAAAGCATCAATAACTTTGGGAATATCTTCTTTCTTAACAAGGTATTTATCGAATGTGGTAAACAGGACGATTTTTTCATCATACGTGACAGATTTATCATCCACAAGATTCCAAATTGCTTCCATCTGCCCCATGTCAAATAATGATGCCCCATGACCACAATACTTTTCCCCTAAAATGTTCCACACTCGCATTGAACCAAGCCATGCGTTACTTACCTCTCCATAACTTTCAGAATCTCCATTTTCATCAAACTTAAAAATTTCAATGTGACTCATCCTACACACCCTCCACTTTCAACTGCTTATCCTCGGAAACCGTCAGAAGAATTAGCTGGGTATCAACGACCGGCACATATTCGTCATTGATGCTCTCAGCACCATCAAGGAAGATAGGAACATACATATTAAAGAACTTCTGAAAACTGTTGCAAATATCAATCTTCGCTTCAATTTCTCTGCCAGTGTTAGTCGTGTCACCGAACACCTTGTAAATGCCGGTTTCTTCATCAAGTACTGTAGGAATACAAACTTCCTTATATTCTCCGTTTTTCTGGAAATCGAACAACTTCCAACGTACAATACCGAAATGCTGATTGATTTCTTCAACAAGTAACTTATTCTTTCGTTTTGAAACTTCTTTGAGCTGATAAAGAATCCTCTCGGCATCTGCCTTTGCTTGTCCATACTCGTTCTGTTTATGTTGCATATCTGCAATCTTGTCATCAATTTGAACATTGTTTTCAGCCTGTGCAATAATCTTATTTACTTCATCAAGCTGGCTCTGCAGATCTGCTTTCTCGACTTTCAAATCAGTAACAATCTTGTCCGCACCATCAGATTCCAGCTTTTCAATATCGGCGAGAACCTTGTCACGCTCTGCTTTCAGTTTCACATAATCTTCATTCTGCGTGTAATCAGCTTCGCTCGGGATCTCGGATAACTGATTCGAAAGTTCTTCTTTCTTTGCAATGGCATCCTGTTCCTGTTTCTTTAAAGCGTCAATTTCTGTATTCAGATCAGCATTTTTCTTTGTAAGTTCGGTAATAAGTTCTTTCTTCTCGGTGCCAATAGTATTCAACCGATTCAGTTCAACCTTTTTGTCAGTGTCAAACTTAAATCTTTTTGCTTTCAGTTTTTCTTCTGCATCCGCCTTGGCTTTTTCTTTCTGGCTTTCAAAATCAGCCTTTAACTGCTCGATTTTATCTTCTGGCAACTTCTGACCGCACAGTGAACAAACAGTGCTATTTTCATCAAATACCCACTTGGATTCGTCAAACAGGTAAGGCGCTTCATCAAATGCCTTGGCATATTCTGCATTGTACTTTTCTCCAATTTTCTTCCGTTCTGCATCCGCATCTGTGATAGCCTTTTCATTACCGACAATCTGATTTTCTTTCAAAGAAATCGTCTGCTCCAGATGTTTTAATTCATCTTCGCAACCGCACAGATCAGCATCAATTTCGTATCTACGATTGGATAATTCGCGGTTCATCGTCTGTGTAATTCCGGATATATCAAGTTGTAACCGCATTTCCTTATCGCGCAATTCGTCAAGCGAATGATCGGCACCGGCAATCTTCTTATCGCATTCAGCGATTCTTCTTGTCAGATCAGCCTTGGCAAGTTCCTGCTCTGCCACATCTACATCAACTTTTGCTTTCTCCAGACCGATAATCTGATTAGGAATCGCATCTAACTGTTCAACTGCTTTCTTCTTGGAAGCGTTATTCATGGCTTCAATTTCCTCGAATTTATAAGATTCAAGTAGTTTTGCAACATCGGCAGTTTCTTTATCCATTTGTGCAATCTCTAAATCTGTTTTTTCGCTTGCCATAGTGAATAAATATTTGCGCATTTCATCCTGTTTTTTCTTCAATGACAAATCCTTGGTAAACACATTCGGGTGCGAACAAATGAGGAATTTATCAAACTCAAACCCTAATTCTTCCAGATATGCCTTAAAATCACGTTCTGTCTTAGGCACAGAATTGATCTCATATGTATTTGTGATAGTAACTTTCGAAACTCCATTTTTATCCGGTTTTCCAACTTTTCGCTTCTGCATCTTGGAAAGAGTAATCTCTTTTCCGTCCACATCAACATCTGCAGTAACGGTTGGAATGCAATCTTCTACATTGTCCGGTTTGATGTTCGGGTTGCTTGTAAGTTCATAGTTCTTATCAGAAATCAGCCAGTACCATGCTGAACCGATTGTGGTCTTTCCTCTCCGGTTCATGCCGGAAACCCTTGTTATCTTGCCAAATTCGTATGTCTTATCCTTTACACCTTTGAAATTTTCAATATGTAACGATTTTAAAATCATTCGCATTTTTGTCTCACCCTTTCTTTAAATTCTCTTTTCAGTCTATCGAAATTCTTTTCGTTCTCCATGTATCCACTCAAAGTTTCGATTGTCAGCATATCTGTTGTGCCCTGTTTGCATCCTCGAAATCTGATATTATCTTCATGTTCTTTTGTAATGTATCCGTGTAACATGTTGATATGTAACTTGCACTCAATCAGTTCTTCATACTCTTCTTTTGGAACATAAACATAATTTTTCTTTCCCATGTTACACCCCCACGATTCCTTTTATTGATAACTCATATGTAACTTTTTCCACAACGCGACCATTTTTACACGTTTTCTTGTATCTCCGGCTCTGTAGTCTGCCGTAAACGCTAACCCTATCTCCTATCGAAAGAGTATTTGTGTATTCCGCATTATCACTCCACGCAATGCAGGTGATCAAATCCTCTTTTCCGTTTTCTCTTACGTTTTTGAGTTTCAAATCACAGATTTTACGACCAAGTGGCGTTTCTCTAAGTTGCTTTTCCTCGATAATTCCATCAAGGCTTACTTCATTCAAAGGGCTATCATCCTCTGGTTTTGTGATTGTATCAGCCATAACATATGTAAGAATGGCTTCTCCAGATCCGGTTTTTACGTGCCGGGTAATTATCTTTCCCTTGACACATACCGTTCCGCTAATTTCTGTATCGCTGATTTCTTTGTCAAACAGTACCGGAAGTATATCTGCAACACCGCTTTTTCTTTCAACTCCGATGAAAAATTTATAAAAAATCTTACCGCTTGATTTATGACTTTCCCTTGGTGCTGATACAACATCACCGATCAATGTTACTCTGTTCTCCATTGCTTCTCCTTTCCATTTCTCTTACGAGAATATTTTCAAAATTTTCTTTATCATCCTGTTTCTTTCGTTTCCCTGCCAAAAGTTCAGCAAGCATACGTTTTTCTTTCGTGGAACATCTCGTGCCACTTATATACACAACGCCTACCATGCATCCTCTCTCATTCTGCGTTTTCTCTTGATTCGCTTGTCAAGTTCGTCTCTCTTCCGGTCTACTTCCGACCAGTAATACATGATTGCAGCAATTACTGCCCCCACTACGAATTTAATAGCCGACATATTCCCGACTGTGCCATCAATATCCATATAGCACGCGGCAACTAAGGAATATTCCATTGCAACCGCACCTATGATGAATTGAATTACTTTTTTCATTCATGCTCTCTCCTTTTATCGCGCTCTTCTTCCTGCTCACTATGTTTCGAAGCAGAACTCTCTACCATTCCAAGAACATATCCTTTCTGAAAATCTGTCATATTCGGAATGGCATCACGAAGTTTTTCGACAACGCGTTTTTCTTTTTCGCTCATTCAATCACTTCCTTTCATGCGCAATATCTAATTTCGTACTCTGCTACGATTTTCGAAAAGATTTCACGCAATTTCTTATCATCCTCAATAATGTCCATTTTGTTCAATGCGCTGATTTCTGTTTTCGTGCATCCGCTTTCTGCCATGCGCTCACGTCTGTTTCTGATTCTTCTACTCAAGTCACATCCGGCACGGTGTTCAAGTTCTGAATACATTTCAGTCCTCAATACATTGAATTGACAATCTGCATTTCTCTGAATCCGGTTAAACTTGGCATTGATTTCATTTCTCCAATTATCAAATACCGGCTTCACCGCTTCTTTGATATGTTCAGTTGTCTCAATGGCTTTCTGCGCTGTGTCCTGTGCTTTGGCAATCTGCCTGTCTCTCTCCTTGTCAGCAAGTTCTTTTTGAACCATTTGATTAAGAAGTCCTTGCAACGCTTGCAATTCTGGAGATAATTGATCGTTGACACTTTGATGTACATTAAAATAGGAAGAAACTAATTTTCTTTGCACTTCCCATGCCAAATCATCCGTAAACGACTTGACCAACATCAGATAGCCCTGTTCGGTAATGAATGCCGTTCCTCTTGGATTTACCTCTGTTATTCCAGATGTCCGAAATTCGGACATCCCAGAATTTTCAAGGTCTGACGGTTTCAAAACGAAATAATCTTCTCCCTCAACAAAATGTTTTCTGTTGTCAGAAAATCTTTTTCTTGCTGTTCCGTCCGGTCTTTCATGCGCCATGTCAATGTCCTTAAACGTGACCACTCGCTTGCCTTTGTACTCTTTGATGGAAATATCTGCATTTCCAATGTGTACTAAATTATCCATACTTTCACTTCCTTTCTGTGATATAATTCCCTTATCATCAAATAAGGGAGGTGATACAATTTGAAATACTTTTTGTTTTGCGATTTTTCTACAATATCCTGCGACCGAGAAAAGATGGCAGAGATATTAACTGAAAACGATATAACGTTCGCAAATATCAATAATTTTTGTTGGGAACTAAAAGTTCCGGATAAGTTTGGAATTCCAATCTGCGACACGACCGCAGAATCTATTCACTGCCTGTTTTATCAGTACACTCACAAGAACTCTCTTCTTCTTGTGGTAAAAGCAAATGAATATTTTCCAAACGGAGATTAGGATATAATCTCTTTGTTTCTTCATATACGGTTTTGGTTTTCAGCCATTTCCGCATATGAAGAACCTGTTCCATGACATCCATATCGTGAATATCCACCTTGTTTAAAATCTTCTGCAATTCCTTTTCCATCCCATTAAAATAGGAAACCGGAACAACAATTATGTCATTTGCTGATTTAATCTCTTTCATGTTCTCACCTCTTTCCTGTTCATTCGATGTACATACAATAGCACATTAAATATACATTGTCAATAGTTTTTGTTGACTTAATGAACATTTAATGTTAATATAATTGTGAAAGGAGGGTAAAGGATGAATGAGAGAATAAAGCAAGTTCGGTTATCAACAAAATTAAGTCAAACCGAATTTGCAGAAAAAATTTTAGTCTCACGATCTGCTGTATGCAAAATGGAAAGCGGAGAAAATTCTCCATCAGAACAAACTGTTAAATTGATTTGTCAAGAGTTTAATGTCAATGAAGATTGGCTTCGCACCGGAAACGGAGAAATGTTTGTTGAATTATCAAAAGACGAACAGATTTCAGCAATGCTTGGAGAAATCCAAAGATTAGGTGATGAAAACTTTAAGTATCGACTTGTTTCTGCACTGTGCAAATTAAGCGAAAGCGATTGGACAGCCTTAGAAAATTTAGTAGATATGATTTCAGACAAAAAGTAAAAAAGAGCCAAGGGCAATGCGCAGACCCTTGGCTCTTTTCCTATTTTAATAAGTTACTTATGTATGCATATATGGTTTTTAACCAATGCAAATTTTCGCATTTTTCAATAAGTTTAATGATTTCATTTTTGTAGTACTCTTTTCCCAACCTAAAACCCCCCAATCATGTGCCCTATGTAGCGATACAGATATTATAGAACGTGTGTTCGGCATAGTCAATCCCCAATTATGGGCGGAGCCATGCCAAGCCCCACCCATGCCAGAACTTGAAGTGTCCTTTCGGACAAGTCCATAGTATCACTGTAATATGCATGATTTCAACATTTTTCGGTCGCAAGTTTCGACAGAAAATGTCATTGCAGAGAAGCGGAGAGCTGTTTCTCAATCTCTTCTTGTACTTTTGCGCGCCAACGCATCGGCACTTCATCAATCGTCATTTTCTTGTCTATAAGAATACGTCTCACGTAAAATTTAACCATTATGCTTCACCTCCTGCTACCATATCTGCAAGATCCTGAATTGCTCCGGCATTGGACTCATGCCCGGCTTTCAATTCATCGATTGCTTTCTCCATCTCTGTCTTAGTCCTCAAGCTGACCGTTACGGTGTATGTACCATCTTCAGTGCCATCCTTGCCCTTATTTGGCACATATGAGAATCCTTCATACTTAAGATCATCATACTCACCGGAAGTCTGATCGTTGTGCGTAAATGTAACCTTTGAGATATTCTCTTCCGAGAAGGCATCTGTGATTGACTTGATTCCATTAAAGTCTTTCGACTGAATCTGAATATTGCCGAGACTCGCTCCTTCGGCGATCTCGAACTCTGTTTTGTTTTTCAAAATTATTTTGTCCATATTTTTATTCCTTTCTATGTGTAAATTTATGGGTTACTAAACTTATTTAAACGGCAGTTTAAAAGGCGAAACGGCAACACATATTAATCTTGCAGACTTAAATACCGGCTGGAAAGGAGCGCTAAATTTTACAGTTAGAAATGACGTATGCTATGTAAGCGCGTGGGACGTGGCTCATCCTGATAGTACAGGTGCTGGAATTCTAATGTACGATAAAATGCCAAAAGCAGCCATGAGTAGCGGTGCTTTTGGAGAAGTTGCAGGGGTTTCTAACAGAGTAGATGCATTTTTCTATATAAATTATAACGAAACCTATCTTGGCGCACATATGAATACCACATTACCGGTCTATGTTTCATTTAGCTATCCGATATTGATTTAAGAATTTAAGAAACCAATACCCCAAACTCGGATTTCATCACCAGCATGAACGGCTATATTATCTGTTCGGATATAAATGTATTGTTTATTATCTGAAAAAACAAATGGACAATAACCGCTTAACAATATTGCACCACTAAGATTATTCCATTCAATTTTAGCGTGTAATGACTTTGGTAATTCTGCTAATATTTGTCCGCTGTAAAGATCGGCTGTTGGATATATTGAGAAAGAAATCATAACCAATTTTCCAAATATGTAAATTGCATTATATAAATTTCCAGCTCTCATTTCTAGGTTTTCTCCAGCTTTGATGCTGCCATAAATTTTTGTAACATTATTTAAACTGCCGTTTATTTCAGTGATTTTATCATCCAAAGCCTTTCCCTGTCGGGCATCCAGCCCGAATCCCGCTTCTGTAGTGGTAAGGTTGTTGATTAAGTTTGCCGCCGGGAACGCCCCGTTGATTTTCTCTTTTAAGGTATCAGCCAACTTTATGACGTTTTTCGCTTCGTCCAATGTAATTGTGGTGCCATCCAAGTTAATACTAAGCGTTCCACTTTCATCTACGCTCATGCTTTTTCCGTCCGGCTTTACAACTCCGGCATCCTCTGTTGTTGCAATCGCACTAGCACCGCCCACGATAGACTTAGACCAGTATTCCGTATTGCTTGTTGCCGTTCCTGCCGGAACTTCTTTTTTCGCAAAATACAATGTGTTATTATAAGTTACTGCATCCAATCTCTTATATGTAGCATCTGCGCTCCAATCGCCCTTTGGCACAATTGCCACTCTTCCTGCTATAGCCATTCTAAGCCACCTCCCAATTCAAATTTCCGTCATCATCAACGGTAAACACATCTGCTGTGTTATCTGTATAGATCAGCTCGCCGTCCTCATTCACATCAAATGTTGCCAGATGAGTTTTTTTATCAATGTTATCGCTGTATTCCTTGGCCTTATCCGCATACTCTTTGGAGAGATTAGCTTGTACCGTGGATTCCTTTTCTGACGCATCTGCAGCGGATGCTGATGCTTTCGCTTTTTCGGCTTCAACTTTAACATCTGCCAAGAAGTTCGGCTGCAGCATATCTTCCGTAATGGAACCATTCTTAACGATAGCCTTGACCTTGCCACCCACAATCTCGAATGCGATTGTATCGGAATCAAGAAATTCATATTCTGTAATCAGCGCAGACAAATCAACATTCTGCGTGGTGCCATCATCAAGTGTAATAATCAGCTGTTGTGTCTGCGGATTGTACTTGAAGTTGACTGCCAGCTTCTCCAACTTGGTATCAATGACCGACTTGGAACCGTTCATCTTAACGACCGTCAGCGTTCCGTTGGATTCATCCCAAAGGATTTCCTTTACAAGTTCGTTAGCCTTTGTCAAGTCAACTTTTGTGGTGTCGAGTGCGCACACACGATCGTCGATTGCATCAATGCCGCCCTCTATGTTGTTTAGCCTATACTGATTAATTGCGGTCTTTTCACTTGGAAAATTTTCCCAATATTCGCGGCTATAGATTTTCTGATATGCCATCTTATCACTTCCTTTCTAGTGCGGATAGTCTGCGTTCAAAATCATTACATCTGTTCTGCAATTTCTGTATCATGGCAGTATTTAAAGCGGTAAACTCTTGGTAGCACAGCGTATACATATCATTTGCGCCACCATTTTGCTCTAAAAATTTTTCCCATTCCTCATTAGATTCAAAATCTTTTTCGGAAAACACTGCATGTTCCAGTCCGTAAAACTCATTTTCAGATATGTCACAATCCGTCATTGCCTGTTCTACGTCCTGTGCAACAAATCCAATGTGCATTTTATCATCATTTTCTATGAGCCTATATTCCATCGGTTGTAGCAACTCGAAAAATCTTTCAAACCTATCGTCCTCTAACAGCTTTCGAAAATCTTTTTTCTTTCTACGATCAGATGTTGTTTTCCAACCGCCGGAAGAATACCCTCCGGCAAATGGATTGGGGTTAGTTCCACAGTACACAGAACTAGAACTTGGGATTAAATTTCCGTTGTCTGAAATTCGTACATAATCGGATAGTCCAATACCTTGCAAATAATGCGCGGTTGATGCCATTATACACTGCCTTGCACTTTCTGCAGTTGTTGCTGAATCTGCTGTTGTTGCATGATCTGCAGTGCTAGCATGGTCACCTATGGCTACACCATCTTGATCTGTTACGGAGCCTAGATCCACGCGCATGTTTTGAAGCATTGGCCTGCCTCTTCCATCGAGCCCAATAATTGTAAGGTTATCACCAAGCGCTGTTGAATTGAAGTTTAGTGAATCAATGATTGTTACTCTGCCATCTTTATCAAGCATGAAATTATTGCTTTCGACTATGAGTCTGTTTCCGCTAAGCGTAATCTGGTCGGCACTTGCATTAATCATCGAAATAACTTGGTCGTTCTCATCCCTGCCCAACTTCAATTCTAATGATGCGTCTAATTGTCCCTCCGCTTTTTGTGCGCGATCGACTTCTGCGGAAATGCTTTTCGCGGTCTGCTCAAACTTGGTATTTGTCTGGTCTTCTAAATCCTCATACGTGGATTGAAGATGGTCTGCGTTCCTCTCTAACTTTCCGGTACGTCTTTCCACACTTTCAATCGTGTCTCTGATAGAGTTAACCTTTGCAGAGTGTGTCTGCGTGCCCTGTGCGGAGATTGAATCTCTCTTGCTTTGCACACCGGTTAAAGTGCGTTGCAATAGATACGTTTCAACAATTTCTCTTGTGGTATTGAACCGGATTGGTTCCCCAAGTGTCAGACATGGATTTCCGACACAAGTGCAACTTTTAATCGGCGTGTATGCCGCCTGTGCCATAATAGGCAATAGGTTATTTGCAATCTGTTCCAGCTCCGCTCCGGTCTTGTCTGATACAAGAAAGTTTCCTGTAATCGAATAGTTGTTTCCTGCAGTTCCAACAATAGCACCGGCATTATCTTCGCTTGTCTTGATTTCTAGCTGTGTGATTTCCTTGCTTTGGAAGTCCTCATAATCAAACGTGATGTAGTGTCCGGTCATAGACTCTGTGTTTGCATCAGACGGAAATAAATTGTCAGATGGAAATAAATCTTCTGCCGGATAAAGTGCGCTTACGATTTTTTTCAGAAAGACATACTCAAACTTGCCATTCCGGTTGATATTACCAAAACATCCGTTAATCTCACAGATTGCCGTCACAACCGTTTTTCCGCTGATAGCGGACTCTTCTGTGACTGCGCTTGAATCGTCCGTCTGTGTGGCTACAATCGTCTTATTGACCGTCATGGAATCATTGACAAGGCTCGTTTCGACTTGCGCAATTCCAAGATGTGCAAAAAAGCTATTACGGAACTGCTTAAGTGTCATTGGAAAGCTAAGTCCTGCATACCAAGACTTTACATCCGTATTGATAATGTCGTACATCGCGTCATATGCCGTAATCTGCCGTTTTGTACGGTCAGCCGTAGGAACATCGGATGCAACCTTAAAAACTCCGTATGGCATCGGATTTTTGCTATCTCCGTCAATCGTTTCTTCGATAGAGATTGTCTTTCCAATAATGTTTCCTGCGGTGTTCCGTGCTGTGAATTTTACGCAATTTGCTTCGCACGCTCCAAACTTTAGTTCAGATTCCGAACAAAGACTTTCTTCGAGCGCAAACGTACCGATTTCAAGCATCGAATTGTCTATCTTCTGGTTCGTTCCAACAACAGATATGACCATCTGTTTATCTGTCGAGGAATCCCAATACTTTTCTTTCAAACTGCTATTTATCATATACACCACCTATAAATGAAAATTTGATTGCGTCATACTTAATCTTCCCATGTGCCACAGAATAGAACGTAGGCTGAATATCAGCGATATATCCGTACTGTGTCACATACCCGCGTTTCTCTGGCACGTATGCCGTGATATAGCCGCCGCGCTCCTTTGCCTTGGTATAGTTCTTTTCAATATTCTTCCAAAAATCATCAAACTGCTTTTCGGTCAGCATGGCTTTGGTTTCAAACTCAACCTTTAAGGCTTTCAGTTCCACGGCATCACGATGCTCATATCCGTTTTCATCCGTCCAAGGGTCTTTATCCTGCATGTTTACATAGGAACTAAACGTGTCCTGCTTTATTAAATTGTTTGGTATGGTATAATTGCCAAACTTTACTAAATATCCGCCATATCCCATCGTTTACCTCCTAAAAATGGGTATAAAAATAGCACCTACCTTTTGGTAGATGCTATCCATTTGATTAAATTTTAAGCTACTACTGATTCCCATTCAGATTTCAGCTTTTCTACATCGTTTTCAAAAAGTTTGCAAGCGATTTCGTACAACTGCGGAATCATTCCCATTTCCCTGTCGATATAATCCATCTTGTTTCTTACTTTCGGTTTGAGTGCGCACCCTTCCATCCTTGATTTAAGGTTGCAGTGATATTTCCTTTCAAATTCTCCATAAAGCAACGAATAGCGTTCTTGATACTTTCCATCGGCACCAAAACGGACAATCTGTGTTATCCGCTGTCTCTTGGTTGCCAAGTCAATATCATCAACGAGTCCGATAATAACATCTTCCTTATGGATGATTTCTTTCTGCTGTCTTTTAATGGTTTCATTCTGCTCCCTAACAGTTTTTAATGTCTGGGAAAATATCAGCTTAGTGTTTTCATCTGCATATGGCAGGTAAGTGGAAATAAATAATTCATCATTATTGACATACCCACCTGTTTTACGTATTGTAGGGAGAACCTCGGATGTTACCCACTTGCGAAACTTCTTTGCGTTCGGTTTATCACTCCGAAGAATAACCGCATATAAGCCGGATTCAGTAACAAACCAAGTTTCTCCTTGACGGGGTAAGTTTAACTTACGTCGTTCATCATCGTCTAGTCTATCAGCAACAATACGGCTGTTTGACATTTCCAATGCCCTGCAAACATCAATAAGGCAAAACATCGGTTCATCATCGACCATGACCATTCTTATCTGTCCGAATATTGGATTTTCAAATACCTCAATGCCATTTTGAATCTTAAGCATAAGTTGTGATTTTTTCATTCGTGTCTACCTCCATACATTTTTATCTGAATAAAAAAGAGGAAGCCACTTGTGAAATCACATTGGTTTCCTCTTTCGTACAGTATGGCGTTCAAGTAAGTAATCCGCATCTTCACGGATAAGGCTGTTTCCTTAGTAATAAAGATAGACTATTTTTGATTTTGTGTCAATCCAATTTTGGAATTAAAATAAGCCGTGTTTCCACGGCTTAAGTATCATTTATCTTTCAATTTTTACTGTAACCAAGTATATGTATATGCTTCATCAACATATATCTTATAGCTGCTCGGATAGATCGTATCGTAATTTGAATCGTACGGAAAACTAAACGAGAAATAATCTGTATCTCCATTCTTTTCACATTCTGCATAATGATAATCATATTTGATCAAGTTGCCAGATGCATCATACATTACGCAAGAAATTTTCACAAATGAAAAATCTTTTCCGGAATCGTTTGTAGCTTCAACCGTAACATTATCTGCTCCAATGTCCGATTGAACCATTATATTGCGAACATCACAAACAGCATTTGTTGCTTCATCAACACTCAACGACATTTTATAGTTATCATAAGAAACATCGTTATAATCAGAATCGCTCGGTGCGTCAAAATAAAGAACACATTCCTTACCGGATTCAAAAGCTCTGTTACAATCGCTTTTGCTATCCAGCATTTTACCGTTTTTGTAGTATAAAAGTTTTGCGTCCAGATCAACATTTACCTTGTTGTTGTTTTTCAAGATAGCAACAACTCCATGACCACTATCTTGGTATTCAATTGAGATGTTTTTCTTTACCTTGTTCGCATTAAAGGAAGAAGTGACGGTAACTTTGCAAGAAAGCGTTTTCTTTGCAATTTTTGCTTTTACGTACGTTGTTCCTTCTCCAACCGCCAGAACTTTTCCAGACTTGTTTACAGAAGCAACATATTTATTGCCACTACTCCATTTAGCAGTTTTCCTCATTCCGCTTATCTTTAATGTTGCGGATTCTCCAATTTTTAAATTAAGAGTCTTTCTGCTTAATTTGATAGTTGCCGCCTGTGCAACAATCTGTTTCCCATCTGCATTTTGGATTGGCATAGCCGAAATCAAAACGGCAAATGCCAACCCCATCGCTACTAATAATTTTTTTGTGCTTCTCATAATGACTCCTTTCTTGTGATATGATTTATTTAGAATTATATCACGTTCTATTATAGAAGTCACTAAAAAACATATACATTGTCTCCGGTTCGATTGTAATGTTCTCTACCATAATCCCTTGCAGCTTTTCCTATGTCGCTTGTAGTAATTCCGAAATTTTTCTGTAAAATAGCTTGCAATAACTGATTTTGCTGTCGCAATAAGGAAACCTCTTGCGCAGATGTTGAATTGATAGCATCTTTGATTCCAGTAATTTCTTGGCTTCCTGCGACCGCCGGCTTACCTCCGACCGTTCCCATAAGTTCCGGAAGCCCGTTTTCTCCAACTGTTGCTATGCTATATTTATCCATAAAACCGCCCGTTGCATAAGCCTTTACTTTAGGTAGGCTCACTTTTGGCACAAGATCGACTCCGCTCCACTTTACCTTTGCTACTTTAGCCGCCGCAGAAACAACACTGTTAAACCCTCTCAAAACGGTATTCACTCCACCGATCAATGAATTTATTGCTGTTTCAATTCTTGAAATTACGGTGTTCATTGCCCCGGCAACGCCACTTTTCACGCTATTCCATAATTTGCTGAATATTTCAGCTACACTTTCTTTCATCTTCGAGAAAGCATTTTTTATCGGGGTGGTTACATGTTCTTTAAACCAACTAGAAACACTGTTCCACGCCCCGGTTACCGCTGTCTTTGCCGAGCTAAAAGCTTTCTGAATAGATTCTTTTGCTGAGCTAAAAGCATTCTTGATAGGTGTTGTAACATGCTCCTTAAACCAACCGGAAACCACCGCCCATACCGATTTCACAGTTGTCCATAGAACCTTGAATGCGGTTGATACTGTCGATTTCAATAATTCAAAATTCTTCTTTATTGGCTCGATTACCTTTGATTTAAACCAATCAGAAACAACAATCCATACAGCCTTGACAATGATCCACAATCCTTCAAAGATTTGACCAACTCTTTTCGAAAATCCTTGGAAAAATGAAACAATAGGATTTATAACATTAGTATTGAACCATCCAGAAACTGTTTTCCATACACCGGATATATCTTTCCATAAAGAAGAGAAAAAACCGGAAACGGATTTCCATAATCCCTCAAAAAATCCGCTTATTGGCTTAATCACATTAGTATTAAACCAATCTCCGGCTTTTGAGAAAATTCCTTTTATTTCTTTCCAATGATCCTTGACTACTACAGTTGCCGTTGCAACAGCAGCTACTATTCCTGCGATAATCGCTGCCGGTGCTGCAGCTACCCCTAAAATAACCGCTCCGACTGCCGTAATCGTAACTCCGACAAGCATAAGTGCTTCATTAAGCCAACTGAATCCGTTCTTTAACATGGTCACAAAGTTTGATATTGCAGTAAATGCGCCAATCGCAACGGAGCCTATTCCGGTTATTGCTTTTGCAACAGGGCTTATAAATGCAAGCGCACCTTCTGCCGCTTTACTTCCAAACAAAGCCTTAAATCCTGCCGAAATGGTTGTTCCAACCGTCGCAAATGCCGTCGTTATTTTTCCGGATAATGCGGTAGACAAAGCTGCGCCAATTCCTTGGTTTGCCGCAATTCCAACACCTAATTTAGATGCAATAGAAGACGCTATTGCTTTTGAAATGGAAGTTCCGATTATATCAAGTGCGGTTTTTGCAAGATGCAATCCAAGAATTTTTTTGATTGTCAGCGCACCGATGATAATCGCAACCGTCTTTACGTCTAGGTTGCTTAAAAACTCCTTGACACCTTTCCATACGTCCTTCCAAGAAATTTTACTTAATGCTGTCGTAACTGCATCAAACGCGCCTTGCGCCCACGAATTAAGTGTTTGAGCCAATAATGCAAAGTCAAAGTTTTGGAAAAACTTGTTTATTCCGTCTGCGATTGAATTTCCAAATTGTTTCCAATTAAACGTTGTGCCAAACGAATCTAAACCATGAAGCACCGTGTTTAATGAATTTGCAATCAGTTTTCCGGTTTCTCCGAAAAGCGTTGTACCTTTCTGCCCCTCAAATAGTCCATTAAGGAATTTTGCAAGTCCACTACCGAAGCCGGATGCTTTGGCGTATACTTCATCCCACTCGATACCTTTCATCGCATTGATAAGGGAACCGGATATTGCTTTTCCAAGTCCTTCAAGGTCTTTGATGTCGCTTTTGAATTTCTTAAAAATCGTGTCGGTCTGAACTAGTTTTCCGGTATCCCCACCACCAGAACCACCGGAACCAGAACCGCCACCACTTCCACTTCCACCACTTCCAGAACCGGAAGTGTTATCTTTACTCTGCTTTGAAATAACCTTTAATTCATCAAATGCACGCGTTGCCTGTTGGATTTCCTTTTTTGCTTTCTTGGCATTTTTTGCGATACCTCCTGTGTTTTTCCCTGCGCTTCCTGCGGCATTACTTAAATCGTCCATGCCGTCAGACGCGCTTCCAATATCATCAGCAAGACCGCTGATTCCTGCTCCTTTGCTTGCTTCATATCTCCATCCAAAGATAGAACCTAAAGCATTTGTTACCATTTCCGCAAAAGAAATCACCTTCTGCAAAACTGCATTAAGCACCTTGATAAATGGCTTAAATGCATTGATTAAACCACCACCAACAACCGCTCCAAGTGCTTTGAAGTTCTCTTTAAGTATGGTTATCTGGTTATGCCACGTATCTGCTGTACGTGCGAAATCTCCGGTGATATTGGTTGTATGCGCAAGCACATACTGATAACGCAACATGGCTTTTTCAGCCTGCGTCATTGAAGAAATGTTCGCATCAAGTCCTTGCTTTAACGCCCATTCCTTTAATGTTGCCTGTGTCAAGTCGATACCATAACGCCGCATAGGTGCCGTAGTACCGGAAAATACAGATTGCAGACTCTTGGCAATATCTTCTTGGCTCACATCATAGAATGAAGCCATATCTCCGGCTAATTCTGTCAACCGGATAGACATATTTGCCATTTTCCCCTGTGGAATATCAAGGGCGGTTCCCATTGCTTGGAAACGGCTTGCAAACTGTTTTGCAGACAATTCGGACATACCAAATTTTTCAATTGATGTTTTTGCGAAATTATTAATTAGGCTTTCATACTGTCCGAATGTCTGCCTTACAACGTTCTCAACCTCTGTCAAACTTGATGATATGTCAATGGCATCTCCAAGTAGCCTAAATCCTCGGAATAAAGCCCAATACGTTGCATACACTTTTCCGATTGCAGACGCAAGAGAAAACGACTTCTTGGTAACTGCAGAAGCACCGGAACTAAATCCACTAAATGAGCTTGTGATGCTTCTTGCCGCCGTTCTTGCCGCTCCGCCGGTACGCGATAATTTTGCCAATGCGTTTGTCATGTCAATAATATTCCGGCTTACGCTAGGGGCTTTCGACAATTCGGACATAAGCTGTCGCATTGCCGTGGCAAGTTTCGGAATATTTTCAATCGCCTTGGTGGAACTCTGGTAACCAAGCTGTTTGATTGCAGACGCAAGGTCGGTCAGACCCTTAACGGATGCCGACATTCCAGAAATCCCTTTTAATGCATTGGAAATCTGACGCATAGAACCAGCTGCAGCATTAATCTGCTTGCTGTTGATAGAGCCTAATTTGCTTACATTTCTTGCAACCGCAGAAAAAGTTCGTGTGTCAATTCCACGCATTGCCGTCATTGCCCCTGCAAGTCTGCTTACCCCTGTGGAAAGACTATTCAGATTCCCGGTGTTAAGCCCTGAAAGCGCGGAAGATAATCGCCCAAGTCTTGTCACAAGCGCATCTATCTGACCGCTTGCCTGTTGTGCCTGCGCTTGGATTTTTATTTCAAGAGACTCTAATTCCATTTATCCACCAACTTCCTATAACTTTTTTAGGTTAGCGGCTATCTTCCACATTGATAGCCGGTTAAAAAGACGGTAGGATTTGACCCCTACCGCCCTTGAATTACTTTTTCAGTTTTCCCTTTTTCAGAAGAGAAAGCATCTTTGAATTTTCCTCTGACGTAAACTTGAAATTGGAAAATCCGTTCTTTTTTGCGATTTCCGCACGATGTTCTTTCGACACATCATCTTCCCCAACCGCTTTTAATGCTTCAACGATTGAGCTTGAGTTTCCCTTATACTTCGGATAATACTTTCCTTTGCTTTTCTTCGCACCTCCTACAACAATCACTGTATGTCCTTTTATGCGTGTCACAAGAATATCTCCGTTGCGAAGAATAAACCCGGCATGATAAGAACCCATATCATCAAACAAACCGGATTTCAAAATTACCGGTCGTTCATTGGATGTATTAAAATCCCCCACATCCTTGCCGGATGCATAGATAATACAGGCACGCACAAGGGAAGAACAATCGCATTCCGTCTTGACCTTTGTGTTGATACCATGCTTAATGACTCCGTAGCGTTCCAATTGGTCATAGCCGATATTTTTGTTGCCACACGCAATCTTCATAGCTTCGGCTAACTTCTCCGCAACCCTATCGTCCTTCGCCCTTAGCACGTACCATCCCTTAGAATGGTTGTAAAACTTCTGCGTAGACACTTCCTGTCCGGTCTGGTCTCCGGCTTTTCCACCAGAATAGCAGTTTCCGTGTTCATCGCGCCTAGCACTTCCGATAATTACTGCCATAGCAATACCTCTTTTCTTAAACTATCTTTGGCTTTGGTAAATGTGATTTCCTTGATTCAGCCGCCCATGCTTCTTCTGCCTTAAGCATTTCTCGCATCTCTGCATCGGGATCGTCCGTATTATGCTTTTCGATGGAATCATAGCAAGTTTCTTTCACGTACTTACTATTACCCTTACCGAATGTCGCGTCTATTGCTGTCACAAGTGCTGACGTTGCATATCTGCCAAACCACATATACATTTCCATGTCGCGTTGCTTCCATTCTGCCTTATATGCATCCACATAAGGCTTAAGCAACTCTGGATTCATCATATCTATATCATCAATGGAAAATCCGTAGCCTTTCGTTACCACAAGGTAAAACGGACGGATTTCCGCAACGTAATATTCCCATGTTAATTCTTGGCTTTCGCTTTGGATGGGGTCTTTTTCTTCTCCTGCTCCTGCTCCTGTGCTTTCTCCAATGACTCCATCATCTGCGCTAAAAAACCGTTTGTCATCATTTCCTCCTGCATATCAGCAAATAAATCCATGCAGTTAATCTCGTTTGTATCAATCGCATCATAGAGAATGTCAGACACCTTCTCAAGCTGCTCATCGTAGCCTTTGTTTGTTTTGTAATCATATCCAAATTCGTCATTGTGATGCATCTGCAATCCCACAAGAAGTGTCTTAGGAAGTGTTTCAAGAAAAATATCTTCCATAGAAGAAATATCTTCCATGTCCTGCGTCTTCATAATATCCTGTAAGATATGTGATTTTAACGATGGTCTTGTTGCAAACTGAATTGTATATTCTTTTCCACCTAATTTAACTTTCATGCTTTACCTTGCCTTTCTGCCCTATATTGGCAAGGGGCAGTGTTGCCACCGCCCCATTGTTGCTTATTTTATATTGTTTCAAGTTCTGCTATCGACCGTTCATCCTCGCCTACCGGCTCGGTCGATTGCTCGTCCGATAGGCTTTTTACCCCACCACTGTTACAGTGAATGTTCCATCGTTGTTATCAACAACAGTCAGCTTATCTGTAACAAGCTCTGATGCTGTACTTGGAATAACTGTTACCGTCATTTCAAGGATTTCATCGTTTCCGCCTACATCGTTTGGTGTAGCCGTTGCGGTTCCGACATATGCGTACTTCGCTACACCGCCGATACCGTCCGTTCCATACAGATGGATAATATCAAGTTTTTTATCTCCATATCCATCCACCTTTGAAAGATATTCTTTTTCAAGGTTTCCTGTGATTTCTCTTGAATCAGAAGTCTTAATACCTTTTTCAAAAGTCTGCTGGTCATCTTCCATTGTTGTTGACTCAACAGTGTTTGGCGGCGATGCAGGACTTGGAACTGACTTAGCCGCAACCAAAAGATTATATGTTCCCGCAAAGTCAGCCTGTTTTTCCGTGTGCTCTTTTACAATGACACGAGTTCTATAACTTGTTGATGCCATATTTTCTACTTCCTTTCTGCTTATAGCTGATCTAAATGCTCAATGTTTCCAATTACGCGAGTTGCACGGAATGTAACCGTTCGCACTTGCTTGGAAATTGTTTGGATTACATTTGATACCTCAAACATTTGTTGCTTAAAAAAAGACACCGCATATGCTGCGATGTCCTTAGTTGCTTTTCTTGAGCCTTTGTTTGTAATTGTGATCTGAAAAGTTGGGCGAATTGCATTGATTGTCTTTGCTTCATTGGTTCGTCCGGCTTCTGTGCCACCGATTTGTCTGACTAAAAGTGTCGGGAATGTTGCGGTACCGCCCGATTCTTCATCTTGCGTCACTTTAATTCCTCTTACCTTGCTTTCCATGTACGATTTTAAAAGGGAACATAAGGTATCTTCAAAATCAAGTGCCCAACTATTTAACTCATTTTCCACCGAATACCTCCCTTGCAATCTTTACATACTGTTGAATAATCTGTTGTTCCGCATTATACATTGGCATTGTGGCTTTGATACCGTGGGTATAACGCCATGTTTCGGTCTTATCATCCCAATAGTACCAACCATCTTCAAAAGCGTGTATTTGCCCCGGATACGTGCCGACACCGAATCCAAGTTCCGGTGCTTTTGGGTTCTCTTTGGAGTTATAAAAAATACCGGCTCCAAACTCTACCGCCAACAAAGTATAGAACGGTTCTCTATCTTCTGACGTTACCGTTTTTCCGGTTGCAATCAGAATCGCGTTTGAGGTCATTAACTGTGGTGCTTTATCTACCCTTACCGTTATCGTGTTTCCGATTGGAGATTTCGATATTTGTTTTATTGCCACCGTCTGACCTTCCTGTGCAAGCCTAGAAACAAGTAAATCGCATTTAGCCTGTAAACTATCGCGGTACTGCTCTAATTTCTTTATAGTGTCTTGTATGGACTTAGTGGATAGTGTCATTGAAATAGGTTTCTTTTTCATGCAATCACCTACTTAATATTCTTCCGAAGAAGGAACAAATCCGTGGTCAATCCTTCATCAGCAACACCTTTTACGATGTAATCTGCGGTTTCTGAATCCACAAGTCCATCATCAGTGTGCTTGACTTCCGAACGTTTCCACACCACATCACCGGCTTTCAGTGGCAAATATCCTTTATCCGTGACAAGCTGACAGTATGATGTACTATCATCAATTCCAAATTCTTTCACAAGGGCTTCCGACAGCTTATTGCTGATATTGGCTTGGAATGTCGTAGGTTCTGAAAACCCTTCAACTTCCTCGCCTTTTGGAATCTTGTTGCCTTCGGAATCTAAATAAGGTACAAAGTTTCCATCGGAATCCTTGTACCCTTCATAGACAATATCTCCATTTTCGTCAGTTTGTGGGATGAATACCCTCTGACCGGATTGAGAATACTTCATTTCCTGCTTGTTAATGTCAAGCATTGGTGTTTTCCTCCGGGATTCCGGCAACACTTGTCAGAAGTGATAACACTCCGGCAAGGACTGATGCAGAAAGAACATATTTCCAATCCACCGCGCCCATAAATGCCGCCGTTCCAATTCCGGCAACCGCCGCCTGTGCAACAGTCTTGATTGCTCGGATTCCGGCTTTCTTAGTCCAATCCTTCCAATTCCTCATGGCTCTTATCTCCTTTCCCTATATGAATCTCTTCAATCTCATGTTTCATTTTCGTAACCATTCCATTTCCACCTAGCGCATGGTACGCATCATACATCTCACAGAAGTTTTGATAGGCATATGATGGTATTTCTCCGATTCTGGTGTACTTTGCATGGTATTCAATAAGTTGGACGCGCAAAAGGAGCATTGTTCCTTTACTGTTCGCATCCCTGCTTTTCTTTTGCTGTTTAAGAAGCCAAACTATATATCCAAGCACTATCGGAAGCACTACAAGATAAGTTTGAATCAAAATACTTTTCATTTGAATCTCCTTTTGACGCACTGCCCACCACCGCTTAATGTGCGCCGCCTGCAACCATAATGGTCACGCTCAATCTTCTTTATAAAACTTTAGCAAATGGAAATACCCCGACAAATAGCTTTTCTCTGTCTCTCCAAGCTCTGCTCACACCATTCTCGCTAAAACTTTCCATAAATTCTTCACCAGACTGTGAATGGTCATAGACAGCCAGATTGACAATGACACTTTGGTGTTTCTTTAAGTCTTCAGCTATCATTTCATCTGTGTAGCTGTCTGGATAATTTCTCTTTGCCTTTACATCTTCTGCAGCCTGTTTAATAAGCTGTTCGATTACCGGATTATCTTCTTTGTTATCGAACACTACCACATCAGATGTTGTTTCATCATCATTTGTGACTGTATCAATATGAAATTGTTTAAGTCTGATTTTAACTTGCTCTAATGTGGTGTATTCCATAATTTCAGCTCCTATAACCCTAATTTCTCAATTAACAGTTCTTTAAGTTCTGCTCCTGTAAGCTCCATTGCGTTCTCAATACCTTGTTCTAAGGCAAGTGTCTGCAAGTCCGCTGTTGACATACGCTTAATATCTGTCTTTGTGTAGTCGCTTGTAGGTTGAGCAGGGAACTTGTCCTGCTCTTCCTCATACTTAAGCTCATCTCCATAAACAGCTTCTTGTCTTACATTATCTGCTGTTACTTCTTCGCTCTGCTTTGCGGCGTTGATTTTATGTCGTCTTAATAACATATAAACACCTCTTACTTTCCAAACTTAGCAAGAACAACCTTTGAATCATTGCTTAAGACTGCTGTATAGTGTTCATCACCAGAGATAACAGTTGTCTTTGCAAGAATATCTCTGTCTGATTCAATCTCAACGCTTCTCTTCATATAGATTGTAAGTGCATTCTCTTCCTCTGATGCGCCATCTGCACCTGCGTCCTCGTTAGGGTCATCTGCTGACACGATAACAATAGGGCAAGCGTAGAACTCTGTTGTAACAGACTTTAACTTGCTACCTACCTTAATTTCTTTGCCCTTTGGCTTAAGCGTATGTGCAAGTGCTGTGTCAAGGTGAACATTCGTTGCATCCTCACTTGTTGTATCAGCTACAACATTGATTGTTCCTGTTGAATCATCAAGCTCATACTTAACCAGCTTAACTTTTTTAGACTTAACAACCTGCGCTCCTGCAATAGAACCGATAGTTCCATTCATAATTACATTAAGTGGGTACTTGTCATTGCTCTTGAAATCATCGTCATTAAGTAATGTTGCTTCCTGTGCTGGGTTAATGAATAATATCTTTGTAAGTGATGAATCAGATTCATCATCAAATTTGCTATTAGCCGCTACAACTGCTGAATAGCTGATAGGTGCTGCTGTTCCATCGTAATCAATAGGTGCTGTGCAAAGTGCGTCATAGCTGTCATTATCAACTTTTGCAGCGATTGACATAGCAATCTGATTGATAGCTGTACCAAGTGGGTCGCCATAACCAGATAATACTGATTCATCTGTAAGCTCTACAGCCTTACCTGCTTTCTTAACCTTTGCTTCTGTTGTAGATGTTGTAAGTACTGTTGTACCCATAGCAACACCTTCTGCTACATCTTCTGCGTCACCAATATAAGCATACTTTGGCACAACGATTGTGCTTCCCGGTCTGCCTACAAGTGTTGTATCAACTCTTGCAATAGGCGAAAACTTAATTTTCTTTGGTAACTTAGCTGATACCATATCAGCCATTACTTGTGGGTCTACTAAATTTTCTAACTTAGTCTGTGGCATAGTTTCTTTACCTCCGTTTTCTACTCTGTGAACTTTTTATAAAGTTCTGGATTCTTATTTTTGAACTCCACTCTTTCGTGGTAATTCATCTTGTTAAACTGTTCCTGTGTTATCGTGCTTTCTTCTCCACCGCCTGCATTAATAGCCGGTCTTGATTTAAGCCACTCTGCCTTTGCTTCTTTAACCTGTCTTTGCACTTCATTAGCAATTACAGTTGCTATAAGGCTATGGTCTGCATCTGTAACCGCCTCAATCAAAGAATCAATATCCTTTCCATCACCTATAACTTTCTGATAAGCATTGACAGCTTTCATATGATTAAGTTCTTTGCTCATGTTCTCGAACTTTTCAGCCTGCAATTTTTCAGCTTCCGCTTTTGCTTCCGCTTCCTGTTCTTCTGCTGTCTGCTTCGAGCGAAGTTCTTTCTTATACTTAGCTGCTTCTGAACTGGCTTTATCGGAAGCGTTCTTATACTTCTCTTTTTCAGCTCTTTCACTAGCGAGCTGTGCCATAAGTTCTTCTACGCTAGGTGTATGCTCTTCGTTCTGTGGTTCATTGTCAGTTGTTGGTTCTGTTGTTGCGTTAATTACATCTGCCATATTTTTTTTACCTCTGCTTTCTGCGTTTTTTGTTGTTCTCTCAACTTTCTTGCGATATTTGTATTGCCCTTTCTCTAGGGCATATAAAAAGCCACAAGGCATTTTCTACCTTGTGGCTCAATATCAATTATTTATCTGTTCTGCTCTTATCTATAACCGGACTATTTTCTGTCTGGTCTGATAAGTCTTGCATTGTGCGGTCTTTATTAGGTGGCTGTTCTCCATCTCCACCCTCCGCTTGGTTCTGCGTGCCTTTGTTGATTATACTGTCTTGATATGCCTTAACCATCTCTCCGCTTCTCGCTACAACATCGTTAGGGTCATCAAAGAATGGAATTGCATCAACTGTATCTTTAAGGCTAAATCCGTGGCTTATCAATGTTGCCATGGCATTAACCTTGGTTGACATTTCATAAGTTTTTTGTCGCTTAATGTTAGGCTTTACATCTCTTGCCCTTAATTTAAGTAATGGGTTACTTCTGCTAACATTGTTTGAAAACTTAATAGCCGCAAGAACAACTTTTATTTCTTCCATTTTGCAGCCATCAGTAATTAATTGCTGTTTTGCTGCCGCTGTCTCAGCCTGTGACCAACCTGTTGCGTCTGACATTGCAACTCCTGTACTACCACCACTGTTATCATTTCGTTGTGGTACATTGCATTTCTGCAAGATTATCTGCCGCCTTGATTGGATATTATTAAGCATACCTGTGTAATCGTAATTAATTGCAAGTGGCTCAACTATTGGAGTTTTGCCATCTGCTGATGTGTAGGTCTGCATCCATTCTCCAGATTTTGGTTTCCTTACTTTTTCAGTAATGCGTTGCGTTCCATCTTTATCAACTGTTGTTTCTTGTTCAACTGGGAAATCAACATCATTTGTATGCCATACTGCCTGTGTATTCTGTTCGACATCATTTGTAAAATCTGAAATGAGTAGGTTTAAGTTATCCATTTCAGATATTTGCCGTTCAAAACAGCCCATTCTATCAAATGACCTTGTGTATTCAATGATAGGAATTTTATGCAGTGGGTTTTCTTCTCCGCTTCTCTCCAAAAACCCCCATTTTGTTTTCCCTTTATTTTTTCCGTTAGTGATTTTTATTCCGTCGGTAATTTCATATCTCGTATCTTTGGTAAAACAAGTGTAATACCTGGTACCGCTGTGTTTATCTTTTATATATGTCCCAGCAAGAACAACTCTCTTGTCGCTGTAGGCGGTTGACCTTACAACAAATGTTGTTCTTGGGTCTAATACATTATATGTGAAATAGCTTTCCCCATCCTCGTATTCTGTATTTACATCAATGAGGACATATCCAACACCACCGATTTCAACATATCTTGCAAGTTTCTGCTGCTTCTGTCTTGCGTTCTGTGATTCGTAGCAACTGTTTAATTCCGCTATAGCTTTTGTAAGGTTAGAATCCTCATTGTCGCCATTTTGAACTAACGTTATAGGATTTCCCCACTTAAAACCTAAATTAAACTCCGTGACTTCATTAGCCACATTATCACAACACTTACAGTCAATGTCTGGTCTGTAAGTCTTTGGATTCTTCCTAACTATTGGCTGTATTCCTGCGTCATAATCAAGAAGAAACTGTATTCTATTAGAATTGATATCATGTTCCAAAATTGCTTCACGCAAAATTGGTATTATATTGTCAGACGTTATTTCTTTTGCGCCTGTATATATGACAATTCTTCCTGCCTGCATTGCCTACACCTCTAATAAAATCTCATGCCGTTCGAACTTCTTCTGTCCGGTATTTCCTTAATCTGAAAATCGTCATCATTGTTAGGTACATACCAAATCCACTTGCGACAGTGCTTACAGGACAGTTTATGCGTTCGTGGGTCTTTGCTGTCTGCTTTAGTTAAAAACTTATGACAGTTCGGGCACATGATTGATTTATCTTTATTCATATAAAAATTCATATTTTTACCTCGTTGCATAACAAAAAGCACCGCCACAATTAAGCAACGGTGCTTTTGATGAAGAATGTGTTTATGAAAAACATCTTTGTAACTTCTTACAAATACAGTATATCATTGGAGCAATATGACATTCTATGACATCTTTAAATACGTGTTACCATATTTTTCTTCAAATGCTTTAAGAGCCTTTCCGTGAAGTCTGATAATTTGCCTCCATGAGTATTTCATTTCTGTAGCGATGACTTCAAAAGTTTTCTTTTCGATATATCTTGAAAACAAAATATTATAGCAATCTTCATTCTCTATGCCGTCTATTTGCCCTATAATCAAGTCTTTTTTTTCAATGTATTCATCTATCATGTTATCAAGATTATGCTCCATTTCGTCAATTTTGGCGTATGTAGAGCCTATTTTATCTGGGTCAGATGACGACATTACTCTTTCTTCATTTTTTACCGCCGATATGCTGTGGGAAAGTTCTCTAAGCTGTGATATCTCTGACAGCTTATTATTTATCATTCTATTGAGTCTGCTTATTTGGTTCAAATAATCCTTGGTTGTCATACAAACCCTCCTCTTATATCGGACTTGATATTATTACTGTCTTCTTTATCCTGTTTCCTTTTGTAATTCTTAACGCAAAGTTTGAGAAAACATCCGGCACATCATCTAATTGTTTCTTGCCCGATACCGAATATTGCTTTAATAATGACATCATCACTCCATATGGCTCATTAGGCTTATAAAGTGATTGATCTTTGAAAATAATATGTTGTAAAATCCAGTTAGAACACTGAAAAATACGTGCTTCCTTATTTGTCTCTGTCGGTACATCAGTGATGTTGCATATCCATCCTTTATTTTCAACTCGCTTATTAACTTCCATAGCCACTCTGTCACCACCGGCATTACGTTCAAACTCACACTCTTGTACCTGATTGTTGACCAATATGTTTGACGCATTTTCATACTGCATTTCATAGTCTGCCGTATTATCGCACACGCAATCAACGCAGTAATAGTCGTCCCCATATTTTTGAAGCACAGGCATAACAAAATAGTCTGTTCCCTTGCCTTTAGTATCACATTGAGCTGTAACAATTTCTGGTTCTCCGTGTGGCAGATTGAGGTATCTGCGGATTTTATCATCCGGGAATAGTAATCCCTCACGTTCAATAGGCTCCTGTTTATACAAACATCGGTAAGAGATTTCGTCCATGAGTAATTGTTGGTCGGCAAAAAACTCTTTCGTAAAACCGCCATACTCATAATCAAAATTACTTTCCCCTGTCACTGGGTCTACATCAGGAACCGATATTGTTTTGACTCTCGGATCTCCAATATACATATTTTGAATACGTCCGATAACATCATGTACGCTCCAACGAGTGGCAATATGTATCTCTTTACACGGCTTTCCGTCTGTATCTTGTGTCTTACGCTGTCTTGCGTCTACTGCGTATTTATTCCATAATTTATCAAGTATTGTAGGATTTAAGGCTTCCTCAATTCCACCTATCATATCATCAACTAGCAAAAATTTACTTGCGCGGACTTTACCAGCATTCTTACTTCCTACAGAAGTACACTGTACAGACGGAAAAGGTTTGTATTTGCCAATATTAAATTGCTCCATTTTGGCATTCGTGCTTGTAACTGATAGATTAGGGAAAATGTCATGCCATGCATAATCATCATCATTGGTAACAATGTCGTATACCCCATCATAGTACATTCGTGTAATATCGCCACTGTGCGAATAAAATAGGCTGTAGTCTTTTGGAAACCAACCAGCAACTGCCGAATGAAAAAATTTCTCAATCGTACTCTTTCCAGCTCCTGGCACTAGACTCACACACAATATGTCGTATTTATCATCAATCATGCCTTGTAATGCGTCCACAAGTCCGATTTTGATTAGTTGTTTCCTACGTGGCATATAAAATCGGTCTTTAGGCTCACGCTTTTTCTCTATGTACTGAAAATAGCTGTCAACTATTTTGTTTTGGGCTTCGAGTAACAAAATCTCATATTTTTTGTTTATCAGATCATATGCGGTTTTGTGGTCGAATGCGTATTTTTCCAAATCCCAAATCGTACCGCCTGTTTTATCCTTGCAGAAACGCTCTATAATGTCTTTTGCCCTTTCTGTAAGTTGTAATCCATACTCAATATCTTTCTCTCCGTTTATGGCTACGCTACAAGCATCTACATAGGCATTAATTACCTGTTCATCTATTCCGTTTTTCTTTATGTAATTTTCATATCCATTTACTGCATTGATTAACTGCTTTGAAGCCAAATAAAAAGCACCTCCGCAAAAGCAGAAGTGCCTTGACCTCTGCCTATAACTGTTTTAGGTTAGCGACTACAATCAATCTGTAGCCGGTAATATGCGTAGTCAGTAGTAAAAGCTATTCTTAGCACACCAATATTGTACGCACCTCTTAGTGTTTTGGAAATTATTTAAAGACTATTTTCTTCGTCTGAATTGTTATTTATTTTATATCCGCAATGCTTTCTACAAAGCAGTTGTAGTAGATATATCTCTTGCCATTGAGGTCAAACTTAACATATCCACCATCGTCTGTGCTAAGGTCAATCTTGCCTTTATATGTTGCAAGTTCTTTACCATCTGCCGTGTATACAGTAATGGTTCTTTGCATGCCACCGTTTGCATCGCTTTTCATGTCTACCACAAATCTGTCCCACGATGCGCATCCGGTCATTCCTAAGCACAATGTCAATCCTAATGCAATTGCTAAAATTTTCTTCTTCATAATAATTCCTTTCCGCTGATAATCAGCAACTAAACATTTACTAATTTATCTACATACCTTGTCATTTCAATTGTTGTCCCATTTTCATCTCTTGTACTAACACAAACACATTTGTCATCATGGCTTATCACATTTGCAAGTCTAATTTCTGTTTCATCATCTTTAAAATTGTAGCATTTTCGCATTTCTTCAATACAATTGTTCATTTCTGATATTTTCATAACTTTTCTCCTTAAAATTTTGGAAAATAATAATTATGCCATCCGTTTTTCATCTTTTGTTCTATACACCAAGGCAAATACTCATCAACCTTTCTATCAAAATCCATATTTGCACTGTATTGATCCCAAGCCTTTTGATTTAGTTTAAGTCTTTGTCCTGTTATTATATAGTCAATTAGAAGATATACACCCAAGAACAAAAATGCGGCTCCTGTTATCGCAAACAATACCATTATTTTCATTTTCAAACACTCCTAACAATTTATTTTAATGCCCTCTGTTAATACGGCGGTTCTATCCTCATTCAGAATCATGTTTCCGTTTTCATCCGTTTTATGCCATCGTGCATCAATTTTAATCATTGGACTTTGCTTTGCATGAGCGATAAAATACAACTCCATGTCCGTGCAGCTTACTTTTTTGCCGTCAATAAACACTTGTGCGGTTTTGCCATCGGATTTTATCATAATTTTTTCTTCTTCCGGCTCAAATGGTTCGCATTTATACATAGATTTCCAAGAATCTTCATACCACCTATCCATCTCTCCAATAACGGAATTTGCATAATATGTCGGCTTGCTCATAGTTTTTGTTCGGCTACATAAAACTTCTTTATAATTCTCGATAATAAACTCACATTCAGCGCCGTTATATTTATAATCTTTATAAAACCGATAAAAAGATTTCAAATTTTTGATAAAATCAACTAGTGTTTTCATTTCCAATGCACCTTGAACCCTTTCTTTTTATACTCCCCTACGGCTTTTTTAAGGCTCATATCGTCCTCATATTTTTCATTCAGCATAATCACCACATTACCTTTTTCAATGCCGTATATGTTGCAATTTGCAAGTTTCTTAGCCGTTCCAAGGATAGCCTTTGCCTGTTTGCTGCTCATTTCATAGGTTTTGGTTCCCATATTAACGATCATTTCTCATAAACCTCTCAAAATCTTCCATACATTTATAACACAAGTCGTATGTGGCATTTAAAATACCATTCTTTGTAATGGAATTTCCGCACAGTATTCCTTTTTTAATTTCTGCGCCGCATCTATCGCAAGTACACCATTTTCTTTCATGCTCCATTTCTCATAAACTCCTCAAAATCTTTCCTGCACTTAGGGCATAAATCATATGTATGGCCAAACGGAAATAATATGTTTGAATGAATCTCTTTGATTTCTCCCCTTACGTTTCCATCTTCAAAAATGGGACTTGGAGTAAAATAATCACCAATCGGCATAAATTCAAGTTCACTTATTGGTTTTACTTTTATTTCTTCGCCGCACCTGTCGCAAGCGCGCCATTCTTTTTGATGTTTCATTCTTATGCCTCGTACATTTTTTTAATAATTTTCATAAAATCGTTTTTGTCAATAACTTCTGTGTCTGGATGTATTTCATGCAAAATGTTCTCTGTCGCATAATCTACCTTGTCATATGCTGCAAACGGAAGTTTTGAATAGTCAAGGTCAATGATAAGGCATGAGCACCACTTGTATGGCAAGCAATTGCTTAAAAACAAAGGCGCGCATATCAAAGTGAATTTATCTGTTTCAAATTCCATATACTCACTTTTTCTCTTATATGAAACGTTCATTCCCTTAAAAATATTTTCAAGCAACTGTTCAAATTGAAACGCCTCTTTTATGTGAATCGAAGTATATGTGTATATCGGTTTAGTCACTATTCCACCAACCTTCTGCCGCAGATAGGGCAATAAGCTATTTTCATTACCATTTCAACATTCATATCTTTACTACTACACACCGCAAAGGGCGGACATTTATTCAAGTCGCATGTAATTACAGGTTTATTTGACAACTTATCAATCTTAAATTTGCCATAATGCGTTATGATAGGAAATTTTTTCTCGCAAAATTCACACATATCACACCAACTTTCTTCCGCAGATAGGGCAAAAATTAATTTTTACGGCTCCTGCAACCTCTTTCCCATCGCTATTGTCGAAAATCATGTTATTTTCAGCTCCAAAAAGGACTAAATTTCCTTTACCATCAATGATTTTCTTTTTATTCCGACAAAAATCACACATATTACACCTCAATCATAGCAAAAATCGGAATCCTCGTGAGATTCCGTGTCTTTTGTTTGATATAAATATTCCACAATGTTTTTATCATCAAATAGCGACACAGGGAATCGAACCCTGTCAGACAAAACCATGCCAACCGCTTTCAAATCTGCAATTTCTAATCACGGAGGGGTTTTCTGTTACCAATTATGCCGCTACCATCCATAAGTCTCCCATCGACCGGAACTATTGCAGTAGCACCCGACTAAGTGGAGATAAGGATAAACGCAGATATTCGGACTCGAACCGAAACACCGTTTCCGGCTACTGACTGTTTAGCAAACAGTTTCCTTACCAGTTAGGATTATATCTGCACGTGCCGGGCATGGAAGTTCCCTACCCGAACCATTCCTTGCGTTTCAGAATGGCACGGTGCTACTAACACCGCTCAATGGCTTGTGGCGGTATCGAGCCGCCCTATACAGATTTTCAGTCTGTCGCTAATCCATCTCAGCTAACAAGCCATGTCGTGCAGTTTCCGTTTTTCCTTGCTCCACACTACACTAAGTGCAAGGTTCTTTTAGTCAGCGGTTACCGCCATCTTTTGAATGACAACCGCTCAATCCAGTTACCTGTGCTAAGTTTAACCGGTATATTGATTAGCACCTGCATTTCTGTAATAAACACACTAGGGGTGTACTGGCAACATCACCTGTGGGGATTGCAGGAATCGAACCCGCGACAACCCGGACATACGGCTTTTCTATATGCTCCCATAAACCACCGACTATTTTCAGAGAGCGCTGGCAATCCGCTTCATGCCTTACCTCGGATGTACGTTGTTTTCGCAGTCCTCCGCCTTTACGTTTCTGCGCTGTTTCCAGATTTTCAGCCAAAACATAGACCATCTGCTGACAGACAGCGTAATTTGACCGAAGCGCAGTGTGTAGGATTCGAACCTGCAAGGCGAATAAACGCCCGGCGGCTTAGCAAGCCGTTCCAATACCATTATGGGAACACTGCAAAATTTTCTACATATCGTCAACGAACTTTCATCGTCCTGTTTCCACGCTTTTTAAGCCGACAACGCTTCCATCACAAGAAAAACATCATTCATTACACCAAAACTCTTCAGCCTTGTCACATAAACAATATTTTACAACGCGTTGGGATTGCAGGAATCGAACCCGCGACAACCCGGATATAAGCCGTGTCTTCTACCACTGAATTAAATCCCAATAACCGTCATCAGACGGTTAGCAATATATTTTACGTGCTATGCGTTACACGATTCCGGTTTACAGCTTTTCACCGACAACTCAATGTTACCATGCAAGCCTATTTCCATGGTTCTACTCCGAATTAAATTATTGCAGAGCAATAGACAAGCATCGTATTTCAGCCAAAACATAGACCGCTTGGCGATAGCCCATCATTTCCAAATGACCATAATATTCATTGCAAAAATCGCGTATGAAAGCAAATACCCCATTGCGTTTGAATTGTCTTTTTGTTTTACCTGTCCTCTCATAAGTCCCAGCATTACGAGGGCATCTGTCGCTGTTGCGATTATCTTTAAAATCATATCAATATCCCCCATCCTCGAAGCTGTGTTCCTGTTTGAACCGTTCCATTTCATTCACGCTCATGCCGAAAAGTCCGGCAGATTCATCAGAATTCGTATGTTTGAAGTATTCGCCCTGTTGCGGAAACATGAACCGGAACATGGCATAATTTGCAACGTCGCACAGATATTCAAGATTCCCGGTCTCTTCAAACTTGGAAAGATTCATTTTCAAACTTTCGATTGCATCCACATTTCCGGTAGAAAAGTTCATTCTTGCCGGTCCGTATTTGTAATACGACTGTTCAATCAATCCTTTGCGTTTTTCATCAAAGGTTTCGGAATACTCGGTTTTCATCAACTCATTGCTGCAGCTTGCCATTACACATCGCCCTCCGCCCTGTGGTTTGCTCTTTCAATGTCAAACCCTTCCGGATAACGTGCCTTAAGTTTGTCTACGTTCATTTGCATGATTTCATCAAGGCTCCAGCCGAAGGATTCGCAAAGCATTGCAAGATACCAGCAAATATCGCCTGCTTCTTTCTTTGCGTGGTCAATATTAAGCTGTTTCTCATGGAAAATCCATTTTTTGATTATGTCGTTAAATTCTCCAACCTCGCTAGATAACCCCAAACAAGAATTGAAGATGCCGCCAAGGTCATAATCTTGCAACGCAGATGCGATATTGTTCTTTTTGCAAAATTTAAGCAAATCGAGTTTATCCGAAATTCTTTCTGTCGCCTTGTGGTTTTTCGTCCGCATGGCTAATTTCTGGTACTCATTTCCGGTCATATGTCATTCTCCTGTCCGAAACACTTTTTTGTTTTTAAAAAATTTTTGGAAATTTAGTTGCGATTCGCAACGTGAAAGTGAATTGTTATAAATTTATTATAGCCTATTTACGATGAAAGTCAATGGGTGTTGTAAGTGGCTTTTTATTTTTTGAGGTATTTAAGGGACTTAGTAGCCGCCCTGTGGTCTTTCTGTCAGACCCCCTCCCCATCCTTTTCTTGCAAACATGGAAATCTAAAATATTTTCCATTTCGTTTTGTTGTCATTGTGTGAAAATCAAATTGTTTTAATACAATTCATGTTATACCCTTGTAACTATTCGCAAAACCTAACTTTTCCGAATAGTTCACGAATAGTTAAAACGCTACAACCCTTGATATTACTGCATTTGTGAATTGTAGAATAATCACAAACAATTTAAACCGTATTATTTACCGCTGCATCTGTGAATTGTGTATCAATTGCGTGCAATTCTTGGCTCTTTTTCTCGTCCAGTCTTGGCAGCTCCTGCGCTGTGATTGCCCTTCTTTGGGTGGCATTATCTCCAATGCCTGGCTGATTCATGCCAAATTCGTTATTTCCCACGAACATAGTGCCTACAGGGCTGTTGGAATCATACGCACGATCTAGGATGCAATCCTTACGAGATCGCTGTAATTTTTGCCACATCTTGAAAGCCAACGAACTTGGTTCTTCTGTACTCCATATATCCATTGTGTTGGTTGGTATATTACAAAAATAACTGAATGCTACTGTACTTACCAACTTGCTATACACATTGGAGAGATATATATAATAATCACAAAGCTTATATAATACCTCTCTGTCATATCTGTTACAATTAGTCGGTATAGTTGCATTACCAAGAGGTTTCAAGCTCTTGTCTTTTAGTACCGATGTATCAGGGAATAGATGCATACCAACATACTGCATAACAGCTTTCCATTGTCTCTGTCCAGCTTTTAGTAAATCTTCGATGTGAAATTCTATACAAGCGTTGTCTATTAAATCCTGTACA